TTGTCAAGCAAGGGTGTGAGGAGATAGAGACCCCCCTACCCCCCCGCGCAAAAAGGGGGCAGGCCCCCCTACACGCTGTAGGACGACCTGCCCATATTGCCCCGTATTAACCCACTAGGCTAGGGTCCCGTCTTGAAACTTGCGAGCGATCAAAGGTTGCTGAGCTTTCGGGATTTGGATATAAGCGTTAATCCCTACAGTAACCTCGCCGTGAGGTGTAGCAATTTTCGCTTGCCCGGACGATACCTTGAACGTCTTGCCGCTAGTGGCGTTATACACTGGCGCTTCGCTAAACTCCAGTGTAAGGGTAAGCTTTTTACCCGTGTTTTCCGATACGATTGTATTGGGGCTATTTTCGTGAGCTATGTTTACTTTCGGCATATCAATTACCTCTATGCGTTAGATGAATCCCGCCTGTCCTGCACGAGAGAAGACATTATCCCACACTGAGCCCATATTGTCAACCACCTAGCCCCCACACGGGGACATAAATGCAACCCGGGCCCAGCATGAGCCACCTACTTACTCCTACCTCCCAGCGGCTTCACCGCTAATTCCCCGCAGACCATTACCGCCCCATTAACGTACGCCGTATGGTGCGAAATGCCCTGTTCCTCGCTATGCGCTATCTCAAGCGTCGTAACAATATCGGGGCTATCCAATATAGTCAGCCATTGCGCCTTACCCGACGCAATAGTGACATGAACCAGATCGAGCCAACAATGTATACCCTCGACCTCCACTCCTACATGCAACAGCGTAGTCCTAGGCATCCTCCACCTCCCACTCACACCACTTCGCATACAGCTTCGTATGGTGCAGATCACAAAAATCCACAAGTGACCAATGCGCTCTATCCCCATCCGCCTCCGTTTCCAGCACAGCCCGTAGATTCTTCAACACAGCCGGGTAATACAACCCAAGCCACCGTGCCAACTCAGCATCCTGCTTATCGTCGGGCTTCACCCGTACCTTGGGAGTAAAGAACTCAGCGATAGTGCTCAACACACAGTCATAAGCCTGAGCATCAGTCGGCCGTGACCTCAAGGCCCTTAGCCTATGCGCTTCGATCTGCATACCCTCAACGATAGCCGTAGCCAACGCTCTCTGCCGCTCGATAATCACGACTACACCCCATACATAAACAAGTGACAACGACTATGCAGGAATTCCTTCCATACCTGCTTATTCGTCCGGTACAGCCACTGTTTCAGTGACCAGTCCTTATGCGCCGGGCCAGCGTGCTTCCTACTGTGCAGCAATAACTCCCGCACCTCCAACAACTCGTTCACCACCAACCACGACTCCAGCGTTGCATCGGGCTCGCCCCACACTCTCGCTTTATGATCGACACTCGGCACGAATTCCATGATGCCTTCCGAGCACTTACTCACCATCTTGTGCTCTCCCTGATTACTCAACACTTCACCTATCTGCTTCAAGCTTGGAATATCCATACTGTTGCTCCTATACGTTAGATGTTAGGCCAAGAAAAAATTGACCACAACCGAATTCTACACACATTTGAGTCAATTGTCAACCATTTGGGACTATCTTACCATCACCCGCACACATGCGCGGCCCACGACTGCAACACGAAGTAAACCTCGAAACCACCACGGAGGGGGGGAATTTCAACTCCAGAAACCCCGGTGTTACTCTCTGTTACCCAGAACCGCCCTAAAACCTCTACCCCCCACCCTCCCCCTCCAAAAAAGTGTCCTACACTCTGTATAAAAGAACTCACTATATATTTTTACATTATAAGGGAAGAGACTTATTTAGAGAGAGAGGGTGGGGGGGTCGACTTTTAGATCGGTCAGGGGTAACAGAGAGTTTCACCGAAGCAACCAAAAAAGGGAGTATTGACTTTTAGGGCTCTCAGGAGTAAATTGCGATTTCCACCAAAGCAAACAGAGGAAAAACCATGTCTACACCTACTACAATGGACGCATACCCCGCATCATTCCAACACTTAGCCGAGAACGGCTACAAGGCCGAAGAGTCCTTCACCGTCGACTTTGCCACCAAGAGCGCCGCCATCGCCTTCCGCTTCCAGTGGTACGGCTTCCTCAAGGCGCTAGATGCCGAGGCCCGGCGGCTTCCCACCGAGAAAGACGCGTTCGGCAACCACCTACTCAACAAGCATGCACTTATGGCCCGCAAGGGACGAGGCATAATGGTCAGCCACAAAGAGCGTACCTTAACCTTCACACCACGAGACCACACGCCCCTCAGTCAAGACATAGAACGGGTCAACGAGGCTCTCTACGCCGTTTTACCCCCCACAGACAGGGCCGAGAGCCCAGAAGCGTTCGCAGCCCGTAAGAAGCGAGAGCGCAGGAAGACCCAAGCAGATGTAACCCAGACTAGGGCCGAGCTAACAGTCGCAGCGCACGACATGGAGACTGAGCACGACCAATAGCGTCGCTGATACCACTTCCCCCCCTCCTTAGTGGGGAGCCTGAAACCAAAAAAACTCCTTTGAAATCAAAGACTTGCGAAAGTTCTTGACATCATTTGGGAAAATTGAGACAATATGTCCTCAAATCTCCCCTTATGTGTAAGGGGGGACTCCAACCACACACGGGAGAACCACATGAAAACAATGCGAATGGAGAAAGTAGAGAAGCTAATCAAGGAAGTGGGCCTCGGTATAGGCGAGATATACATACCTAAAAGCTCAGCCCCCTTCGTCCACGATGGCCTAGCGCGAGTAACAGTCCTATCAATAGAAATGGCCCACGACTACATAAAAAACCGGGGCCCCGATGGCATGGGCGTTGTAGCTTTCACAGTTGATAAAGAGCTAGAGCTAACCACCCTCGGCCGAGCCCCCGGGTACGCCGAACTCCGAGAAATGATCCAAGACAACGAGGAAGGCACTCTAGCCTACGTCATCATGGTGCTTGCGCCTCGCGTCAAGAAAAACGATGACTATACGGGCACAGACGAGGATGTCGAGGCGATCCTCGCCACCTGTAGCACCCCCGAAGATGTAAAGCGCATGACTAACGAGGCCCACGAGGGCTTAACTTTCGGGTTCTCCGCCGTAGTAACAGTAGGTACCCATGACACTGTCTGGTCAACATCCATTATCGACGAGGACCGCGTAGAACTTGTAGCCTTCAGCGATAGGGAAGGCCACGCCCCTATCGAGGTTCAAATGCATAGCTTAGGAGACGGCGAGACTACCAAGCCCGACTTCACCAAGCTATTCCACAACACTAAAGTGATCCCCCTAGACGAGTGGGTAGTGCACAGGTATGCGAGTGGCAGCGCTGAAAAGCTCAATCAAGAAGGTGATGACTTCGCGGGCCCCGAAGGTGTAAAACTAGTCGAGAGGCTCGTCAAGAGGGACGGCCACGACCACTGGAAGCTAGCTTACGCCTGCCTACGCAAACTATGTGACGTTGGTGGGGGCGCTGAAGTCCCAATGGAGCATCGCAGTAAACTTATAGCCCTGTTCCAGTCACGCATCGACGAGTTAAAGGGCGACAGTGCCCCACCCGCTAAGAAACCCACACACAAAGCCCCGGAGAAAGTCCAATGAACAAGATATTCCACATCCGAATGAGCAAGCAAATGCTAAAGACCGTATTCTACCTCAGCCTCTCAAGCATCTGCTTCCTCGTCGTAGCGATACAAGCAGCTAACGCCAGTAACGGGGCCCTAGGCTCAGAGTTCTTCCTGCTCATAGGCCTGCTTCAACTCTACAACATCAGCCTGCACATCAAAATACAGATGATGCTAGAAGTAATCGATGCCTCCACAGAAATGGTCGAGGAAGTCGTCGACTTAACCAAGAGGACCCTCGACACCAAGTCCCGGGAACTCTCGGACGAACAGATAAAGACCATATGTGGTAAGGCCACCGAGGCCGTATACAAGCGCATGAATGACAGGGTCGAGAGGGTAGCCAAGGAGCTATCGGGCACCCTATTTGACCCGAAAGAGGGCCCATTAAAGGACGTAGCGAAAAAAATAAGAGCGAAGCTGGATGGAGCCGTAGACGAGAAGGCAGGCCCAACGACGAAGATATCCCAGTGGAAGTACAGAGACTAAACCCCCCATACAGAGAGGTAATACCATGAACATGACACAGAAAAAGTACACCCTGAAGCGCATCGAGGAGATAGCTAAAGAGAAGCGCCAGAAGATATTTAGCAACAAGGTAGCGACCCCTGAACCCGAGGCCTTTGAGTTCGAGGCGGCGGTGAAAGCCTTACGGAAAGGGCCTGACCACTACGAGATAAACAAACGCATAGTCGACACTTACAACAATGCCCGCTTAAACAGCGTCATATTTCCTCTGGGCTATCAGGCCAAGCTGGAGTTCGTCACTAAGGCTCGGGAGCGCCTAGACAGACAGAAAGACTTAGCTACGTCCCTGCTCAACATATTAGTGCCTGAGCTATGTGATAGCATCATGCTAGGGGGCGATAAAGATGCCGAGGCAGCGCTGAAGAGAATCGCAGCCTTTAAGACCGAGTTCTAAGGTCTCTGCCACCTCCTAGGCAGGGTACCCTCTTCCCCCCCTCCTTCGGGAGGTGGGGCTTTTTAACAATAAGGCGAGCCACTTATCTCCCTGTGGTTCTCCCCACCTAGCGCGGCAGGTGTTCGCCGAGTAGGCCGCGCACCCTTTTAACCACACTAACGTAAGGTAATTGTAATGACTAAAGCTAAAACTAAAACTACACCTGTAAAAACACAGAACTTCGCCGCGCAAATACGCGCCCTCCCAAGCATGAAGTCCGGCATCATTAGGAAAACCTGCTGGGAGATTGCCGAGGAAATCGTACCAGTCAGCCGTAGAATACTCCTGTACGGCCTCCCAGCGACCGGTAAGACACACGCAGGCGTTTACCAGACCCCTAACAAGGATGTGGAGATCGTCGCTCTAACGCTCACTGAGGAGACCCCAGACAGTGAACTCCGCGGCCACTGGGTTCCCCAAGGCGGAGGCCTATTCAAATGGATGGACGGCCCGGTCCTCGATGCATGGCGTCACGGCAAGCGCCTTGTCCTCAACGAAATCAACAACTGCTCACCCGAAGCCGAAACCCTCCTCTACTGCATCCTCGACGATATGAACACAGCGAGGATCACGCTACCCAACGGCGAGACAGTCTCTCCCCACAAAGACTTCACCTGCGTAGCAACCATGAATGGCAAGCCGGAAGACCTGCCCGACGCTATCCGCTCCCGCCTCCCCGTAACGATCCACATCGACAAGACCAACCCCGACGCCATCGCGCAGCTCCCTCTGGAGTTCCGTAAGCTGGCCCGCTCAACCGTAGACAAGACCGGCACCGACCGCATAGACGTACGTAAGTGGGCCGCCTTCGCCGAGGTTCTGCGCTGTGGCGTAGACATGGACGTCGCAGGTCTCAGTATATTCGCCTTAAAATGGGCCAACCTCCGCGAGGCAGTTCTCCTCGCCCTGCAAGTCCTCCCCAGCAAGAAGCAAGCAGTAGTGGAGGCCGACGATGCCTAATATGACGCGCGTAGAGCCGAAGTTCCTAGCGGCCCCCCGAAAGCCCTCGAAAGAGAGGGCCGTCGGGGCCAACCGTGCCTTGCACACCAAGTTCCCGGCCGTGATCCTCAACAACCCGGACCTCGGGGAGTCCCGCTCCAAGACCTATGAGGGGGGGAAGATGAACGAGAAAACCAACACCTACATGATGAAGGGCGCAAAGTTCGCCTTCGAGGAGGGGATAGCCCGTTGGTTCGACCATCGATACCTGATACGACACCGCGCCACCCCGGATGAGCTCCCTTCCGACGTAAGAGCTCATATCATGGCGGCAGTAGAGGACATGCGGGCCGGGCATATCGTCGAGAGGACAGGCATCAAGTACGAGATCGACTCTCTCGTAGATAAAGACGTCAAAGGGAAAGGAAGCATATCAGGCAACACGGAGTTCCTCCTCAACGGCTTCGGCTTCGGCGACCTCCCCAAGAAATTCGAGGAGAGCGACGAGCACGGCCTAGACGAGGACGAGATAAAGACGCGCTACGCCCTTGAAACCGCGGGTGTCCTCATGGCTATACGCTTTATGGAATGCCCGATCCGGCACCAAGTACAACAAATCGTAGACCGCACGTTCCACCCCCGCATGAAGTTCGTAGTCGAGACCATTGACGACCTCATGATCGAAAGCGACCTCTCCTTCTCCGACGCTCACCAAGTAGGCCGGTGCCTAGAGGCCCTACTCAGCGACCTACCGAACAACCCTTCCCCCCCTCCAGCGCCTCCACCGCGGGAAGCGCCCGCGGGTGCTATACCAACGCCCAAGGCTCCAGATAGACCTCCGGAGTGGGATCGATTAAGTGAGAATAAGGAGAAGATCGGCGATATACTGGAGACATCCCGTAAAGATTTAAAGGACACGGTAAATTGGGATAATATCGGCTCCTTCACCCGCTACTCAGGCAACGTATCTAGCCAACTCCGTAAGGTAATTACACAGATCGGCGATGGCTACAACCGCTACTACAGGACAGGCAGGAAGCCCTCGGAAGACTGGTTTACCTCCCTGCCTAGGCCGGGGTACCTAGGCTATGGCACCTACGCTCGGTATGGAGCCATAGCTAAAAAGGACAGCTTGCTGAAGGAAAGCCACTCTGTAAAGTGGGGCACGATGAGAGTGCAGACGCCTCGCCTTACACATACAACGGTTAAGCCTCGCGACTGTGGCAGAGACCATCGCCACATAGCACGCGAGTCAGGCCGAGTACCCCGCTTTATGCACCGCTTCCTTAGCGATGGGCGCGTATTCAGCCAGAAGAAACGTCGGAGGGGGGGAATAGCCCTGCTCATTGATATGAGCGGTAGCATGTGCTTATCAATGACCGACATGGACAACATCCTACGCAAGATTCCCGCCTCGATTATAGCTGGCTACGCCGGGCATGGGGTTTCTGGCACCCTGCGCGTTATTGGTAAAGACGGGCGTCGAGTAACCCGGGAGGTTGCAGATGTCCAAGGGGGCATGAACGTGGTCGACCTACCCGCTTTACAATGGCTCGCAAGGCAAGGGAACGCAGGTAAATACTGGCTCTCCGACGGCATAGTAACGGGGCAATACGATAGCAACGGGCCCGGCAACTACAAGGAGGTAGACGACTTCATCTGCGAGAACGATATCTACCAAGTCTCATGCGTTAGCAGGCTATTAGCCGTTATATTCGAGGGGAAGGAGCTTGAGAAGCGTACCCTACAAAAACACCTTGCGGGTGGGGAGGGGCTGCTAACGACGACGTAATGCCGACCAAGCAGCAGATTTTTAAGTCGGGCGTCAAGTGTGCCCGTTGTCGCCATAATAGAACGGAGCGTAAACGCTTCCCGTACAATGGCACAATGAAGCATGTTTACAGACGTGTGTGTGGGCGGCGTAAAGGATGCCCTTATGAAGGAGGGGGGGAAGGTGAGCGATAAGATAGATATACACGTTGTCCTCCCCCCCGAACTCATCGCCGCCACGATTAGGGGCCTCAACATTAGGCCGAGCGACCACCGTAAGATGGCGTTCGTTGAGGCGCAGCTATACGAGGCCTTCAAAGCGGGCCTAGAATTAGGCTTGAACAGGTTCGGCCAGTCATGCGAGAAGCATGCTGCCATAGCCGGGTGGATAGGCCCCGGGCCCGGCGAGAGCTGGTCAACCTGTTTCGGCTGTTACATGGAGCGCATGGTCAAGATCACGCGCCAGAACCTACAACGAATGTTAAACGAGGTAAACGACGATGAAGAACGAAACCGATAAGACCTTCGGCGGGATCGCTAAGAAGTGGTACGCCGTCGTACGCGGGCCCGACACAGACGTCAACAGTTGGGCATGGAGAAGCGCCGCCATAAACGTCAGCATATTCGCGCTGACTATTGTGACATCAGTAGCATTGCTCACGCTTCTACTAGAGTACGTCCCTCTAGAGCTCCGCTGGACCGGGATCGCCCTAGTATTCATCCTCGACGGAACGATCGTCCTCCTGATGTGGGGCCATAGTCGGGTAAGCATAGAATTGAAGGCGCTTGATAGCCTCCACAAGGACGTGCTTGGTGCGCTCTCCCCCGACACCGCTAAAATCCTGATGACGAAGTGGTACAACGAGTTACGGGGAGTCGACCCGGAGCCACCGGAATGAATAACTACGACGAACTAGTTAAGCGGTTGCGAGAAGAATATTCGTGGAATGCTCGACAAATATGCACATCTACTCAGATGCAAGATACATTATTAAGTGAAGCAGCCGATGCTATCGAATCCCTCTTGCGCTACGAAAATATTAAACTACGGGAAGAATGTAATTCCCGTATAGGCACTATTGAAACATTACAGGCGCGGGTGAAGGAATTGGAGTCAGCCATGCATAGAATTATCAATGATTCTAAGGATTATTCATCCAATCCAAATGAATCAGCTACCCACATGGCTATGAAAGCTGTGGGGTGGACATGGATAGAGGGTAAAGCCCACCCACCGGAGCCACCGAAATGAGCGGTAGATACATACTTGACGCAGACCACAACCCCGTGGAAGAGGACGATTTGTTTGCGTGGGGGCGCTGGTTGGAGGCCGCTGAAGTGCGGGTCGAGCGAACGATAATCGACGACGTTCGGGTCTCCACCGTATTCTTAGGCCTCGATCATAGTTTCAGTGAGGAAGGACCCCCGATCCTCTTCGAGACTATGATATTCGGCGGGCACTTTGATCAGGAACAAGATAGGTGCGCTACATGGGACGAAGCGGTGCTTATGCATCACAAGATGTGTGAGCGTGTCCGTAAATATATTCAGAGGAGAGATACATGAGTAAACCAATACAAGACCTACACGTAGTTCTAGTGCGGGGCCTTAAGCTGCTTACAGACAGGGCCGAAGAGCTTGAGTCAAGCCTTGCGCGGGCACAAAAGCTACTCGATGAGGCATTGGCCGCAACAGAGGGGCAGAACCGCATTATTGAGGCCCAGATTAAGACCATTGAGGGCCTGATGGAGGAGCGGGGCATAGGAATACCCAAGAAATAAATTGTTCTGGACATTCAAGGGAATATATGTTCTCATATTCAGGAAGATCGGCTCAGAGAGGCTTTGATGAAAACGAAAAGAGTTACCATGACAGGCGAAGTACGGCGCGATATCCGTGCGGCAATCCACGAACCAATCGTAACCTACCGGCTCAAGATGCTACGCAAATTAGGGGCTGATGCCTTCGACGAGGAGATGGTTAGGCTGGAGCATGAAATATTCGGAAGGCTTGGCGAGGTTATCGACTTAACAATCGAAAAGCCCCCGCTAAGAAACCCACACACACCCGAGAAAGTCAGACCTTCGTTGAAGAGGAGTGATGCGACATGAGCTCTGATATGATAGCACGATCCATCGCCCACAAAGTACCCAAGTCCCCCTGCCCTACGTGCGGGCACATACACGATGGGGCGCTCGCGTCAAATGAGGAGGGGGTTGAAGGGCCGAAGCCGAACGACTATACGATCTGCTTAAAATGTCGTGCGGTCAACGTCTACGGTACGGGCTTACAGTTGAGAGAGCCTACTGAAGCGGACCTCTTAGCTATGGACACCTTAGCAATATCGAGGGCGCAGCGCCTATTGGCAAAAGCAAAGGAGTTGGAGGTAGCTGATGGATAACGATCCCGATCCGTATAAGCTGAAGCATCTGAGCAAGGAGGACCTCCTGAATTATGCGATGCACTCAGCCGACGAGCTTAAGTACATAGGTAATCGTCTCAATGAGCTAACGAAGTCGCTCGACTCGACGCATTACCATCACAAGATGCCCGTAGTAGGTTGCCCGTCCTGTGACGCGAAACTATTACAGCTAGCCCGAGAAATAACCGGAGAACTATAAGTGAACGATGATTTACTGGAAGCACAACAAGGCGTCGTCGATATGCGTCGGCGCGTACTAGCGGGGGAGGATATCCCCCCAGAGGAACTAGCCGAGGCTGTAGCCAAGGTTAGGATAGCCCGGGAAGCCGAGCTAATGCACAAAGCAAGCGGAGGTAAGAAAAATGCCACGTCCTAAAAGCTTGGACCGTTACCCGCAGAGCTATTTCGACCTGTTCGAGAGAGCCTACGCGGGATCAGTCTCGATACCAACCAAGAGCCCAAGCGCGGCGGCTAATCTGCGTAGCGAACTCTATACATTTCGTAGGGTACTGCGCAATAGTGTAACCGAAGGCTTGGAACGGCGACAGATCGCGCTCATGGCTGACGACCTACAATTCAGGGTCGAAGGCAAGAGCCTTATCGTCGAGAAACGTAATATCGCTCGTAGCAGGCTGATCGAGCGGGTACTAGACGCGGCCGAAATGGAAGAGTTGGTCGATTCAGCTACCGGAAGTATGTAATGAAGGCTGCGACACAGCATCAACCCCCTGAAGGTAGCGGGCCTAGAGGTATAGATTTCCCGTCTTTCGTGGACTCTAGCGCCCGTGGGGCCTTTGCCGACTGCCCGCATAAGTTCTTCTACCAGTACCTACGCCACCTCCACAGCCTGACGCCTAGCATACATTTACATGCAGGTGGCGCGTTCGCGAAAGGTATGGAGGTCGCCCGGGCTCACTTCTATGCGAAGAATAACTCGGCTCAGGTGTCTATCGGTGAGGGCATGCGGGCTATTATTCTGTTCTACGGGGACTATATGTGCCCCGAGGATTCGGCAAAATCTTGCGAGAATATCCTTCAGGCCTTCGACTACTATTTCGTACAGTGGGGCATGGAAACCGACACGCTCAAACCCTACATGAACAAGGGCATACCTGCCGTCGAGTTCTCGTTCGCCCTACCTCTCCCTGAGTGCAATCATCCTGTCAGTGGCGACCCGATTTTATACACGGGGCGCTTCGACATGCTCGGTCAACTCAGCGGCGGAGGTATCTACGTGGTAGACGAAAAGACCACGAAATCCCTCGGCTCTACGTGGCCCCAACAGTGGGACTTAAGAGCCCAGTTCACAGGCTACTGTTGGGCCGCTAAAGAGTACGGCTTCGAGGTAGAGGGCGCTATCATCAGGGGCATATCGATTTTGAAGCGGAGCAACGGACACGCTCAAGCTATAACTTATCGGCCACAATGGAAGATTGACCTGTGGCTCGAACAACTAATCAGGGACGTTAAGAGTATGATAAGGATGTGGGAGGAGGGGCATTGGGAACAGAATTTCGATGCGGCCTGCTCACTTTACGGGGGCTGCTCGTACAAACCCCTTTGCGAGACCCATAATCCCGAGCAGTGGATCGTGGGCAACTATGCCAAACGGGTCTGGGACCCCTTGGCTTAACACAGAGGTATACAAATGGAAAACACCACACTACCTGACGCCTTAAAGGGCGCAGGACTGCGTATGAGCACCAAAAAGCACCCGGGCAAGGGCCGCGGGCCCATCAAGGTAAGGCGTCCCGACGTTGAGAAGTTCTTCCTCGACCACCGTGACGAGTATTATCGGGCGACAGCGGTTGCTTCGGCTATCGATAAGCCTGCGAAGAGTGTCTCGACACACCTATACAGGATGGAGGTAGCGGGGCTTTTACTACTACAGGAGAAGGGCAAAGACCCCAGATACCGTGCCTACAAGACAGCCCCGGGGTTCCGAAAGCTAACCGTCATGCATACCCGCAGACTCTCAGGGGAGCGGCCTCCTAAGGAAGTGGCTGCTTTCGCCGAACGGACTACTTCCCCCCCTCCTTGGGAGACGGGGAGACCTACGTGGACAGACGAGAATTTGTCTATCGGGGAGCACATAGAGGGGATCAATCTGACTATCGCGTTACTGGATGACAAGATGGCGGCGCTTGGGCGGGCCTATGCTCAAATCAAGCACAAGGTAGGTGCTATCTTATGAGCCTGCCGGGACCTAACGTCCTGCTGGTGGGGGCGACTGGCGTGGGTAAGACTCATGCTATTCGCTCCCTACTTGATGCAGGCATCGAGCAGGTATTCGTCGTCTTTACTGAGCCCGGCATGGAAGTCCTCAGCGACCTGCCGGAGGACAGTGTGCACTGGCACTACATTCCCCCGGCTAACGCTGACTGGCCCAAGATGATCGCTAGCGCGAGGAAGATTAACACGATGAACTTCGAGGCGTTGAGTAAGCTCAGCGAGATTAACAAGAGCGACTACGGGCAGTTCATTGAGCTATTGGAGACACTACACAACTTCAAGTGTGATCGTACGGGCGAGGAGTTCGGTAGCGTCACCAAGTTCGGTACGAAGCGGGCGCTTGTCGTGGACTCACTAAGCGGCCTCAACATCATGGCGATGGACCTCGTCGTAGGTAGCAAGCCGACGAAAAGCCTGAGCGATTGGGGTGTGGCGATGGACAATCTCGAACGCCTCGTGCAGAAACTCTGTGTCGATACGCACTGTACTTTCGTGCTGACCGCGCACCTCGAACGCGAGGTTGACGAAGTGCAAGGCGGCGTACAGCTAATGGCTTCCACCCTAGGTCGCAAGCTCGCGCCACGCATGCCGCGCTTCTTCTCCGATACGATTCATTGCCAGCGTAAAGGTACTGAGTTCTCATGGAGTACCGCGTCAATCAACGTAGACCTGAAAGCTCGCAACCTCCCACTTGCAACGGGGCTTGAACCTAGCTTTGAGCAGATCGTCGATAACTGGAAGTCGCAAGGCGGCGTGCTCGAACACTTCACAATACCAGAAGAGGATTAATACCATGGCAAAACCAACTAGAACCCGGGGCTTCTTCGAGGAGATAGATCGTTCCTTCCCGGACCCAACGTATGTGCAGCCGGGTGCCCCGGTACCGACCCGTGTAGTAGGTAGTTCTACCTTGACTACTATTACTGGCGTTGGCCCTAGTCTTATTACCGTTAGGGAAGTACCCTCGACCGTTATTTATGACGATGTGGTAGATTCTGTCGTTCCTCCGAGCCCTATGAGGCTCGCACTCGACCCACTCATTCGGGAGTATGGCGTCCCCGCGCTACTGGCTGCCCTGTATGGTTCCGAGCTCAACGCTCTTGAGGAAGAAGAGGGCACCATCGACGATATGATCGAGAAATATAACGAGGGGAGGGAGCAGTAATGGCTGACTTCTGCTTACAATGCAACGACAGGTTATTCGGCCCGACGATACCGAACGACTTCGTTGATATCTCGAAGGAAGAGGATACTTTAAATGGGCGATACATTACTGTACTATGCGAAGGCTGCGGCATGGTGCAGGTCGACCATACTGGTAGGTGTGTAACTGATTGTTTACAGCACCACGGACCACCAATCGCAGCATAATACGTAACTAGAGACCTACTATGTCTAAATCTAAAACGAAACGAGAGGCAACACAAATGTCAGGATTTGATCCCGAAACATACATGCACGAAGAGTACACCGAGTCCACATCAACCCGTCAGACTCCCTTGCCGGAAGACGAGTATTTAGGTACCGTCACGAAGGTAGAAACCCCGTTCAAAACTACGAATGGATACTGGCTCCAGAAATGCCACTTCCGCGTAGACCATCCAGAGCTAACCGAAGAGTTGGGCCGCAAGGCATCGACTGTCAGGTTGACACTGTTCCTTGACTTGACCGCGTCAGGTTCGCTAGACTTCAGCACAGGAAAAAATATTGGCTTGGGCCGATTGCGTGCTGCGCTAGGCCAGAACGAGGCAGGTGAACCATGGTCTCCAAGCTACATGGAAGGCAATCAGGCGATGATTCGCGTGAAGCATACACCTGACAAGGACGACCCCGAAAAGATATACGAAGAGGTCCGCGGCGTAAGCCGCCCTCAATAAGACTTCTCGGAGGGGGGGAAGAGTCATGAGCCCTGACTATAACTGGGCTCACACCCTCAAAAAGAAAAGGCTCGACCAGAGAGAGTCGAGCCCGTTCCCATCCACACAAAGGTAACAACAATAGCAAAGCCAAGGAGTTACGTGCATGAATATACCTACAACAATAGTAAAAAGCAAGAACATTGGTAAGGTGGGCGCTAGTGGCCCGACACACGCAAAAATTCTAATCGTAGGCGAGGCCCCGGGCGTTGAGGAGGTAGATCAAGGCCGCCCTTTTGTAGGGGCGTCGGGACGCGAGCTCACCTGTATCTTACGCGACGCCGGTATCAACAGGGAGGAGTGTCGCCTAATAAATGCAACCCCCTACCGTCCTGTAAACAATAAGATCGAGACCTTCTTCCTCGGCAAGCGCGAGGCTAAAGCCCTAGAGCAAGAGGAGTTCAATGGCAGGTATCCGACCGCCGAAATTTATCAGGGCATAGACCTACTCGAAAAGGAAATCCTACGAGTGCAACCCAATGTTATCTTGGCCCTCGGAGCCACAGCCTTGTGGTGTTTAACCGGTCTCGAAGGCATCGGCCATTGGCGCGGTAGTATATTACATAGCCGCCTAGCCCGATCTGAAGGGTATGGCTACAAGATTGTCGCTACCTATCATCCTGCGGGGGTGCTCCGGCAATGGGCGTGGCGGGCAATCTCCGTAAGGGACTGCCAACGGGCCCTGACCGAGTCAGCGTACCCAGAAGTTAGGGAACCTCTTACCGACTATCAGATTGAGCCCACCTACACCCTAGCTTACAATTATCTCACCGAACTTATTTTACAGCTCAACCAGTGTGGCGCGGACACTCCCATGCTCCTCGCGGTAGACATTGAAACCGCCCTGCATAAATGGATAACTTGTATCGGTATAGCGGTAAGCGTCTCGCAGGCTATAGTCATACCCTTTTGCCTTCGCGACGGCAGTAACTACTGGACTTTGAAGGAAGAAGTAAAATTAATTCAACTGCTCAAGGTAATACTAACGCATAAGAGTGCCCACATCGTCGGCCAGAATTACCTCTACGATATGCAATACATGGCTCGCTATTGGGGTTTCAAAAGTAACCTCGGTTTCGACACTATGCTTGCACAACACACCGCGTACGCAGGCATGCCGAAGGCGCTCGACTTCTTAAGCAGCCTGTATCTCGACTACCATTGCAACTGGAAGAGCAAAAGGCATGGCGTCGGTGGCGACGAGCTATGGTTCTACAACGCTGAAGATTGCTGCATCACTTACCAGTTAGTGCCACCTCTCCTTGATACGGTAGGCAAGACGAAGACGGGCGATGCCTACGAGACACAGATGAGCTTAGTCGACCCTGTGTTCGCTATGGAAATGCGCGGCATCAAGATCGACGAGGCATCGAAGGCAAAGGCCTCAGCGGAAATAGTAATAGAGATCGAGAAGGCTAAGCAGTACGTCGAAGACGTGCTCGGACACCCTCTGAATCCCGGCAGCAACCCACAGATGAAAGCCCTGTTCTACGACGATTTCGACATGCCCGTTATCTTTCACAGGAAGACGGGCAACCCTACCTGTGACGAGGATGCGCTAAAGCGATTTGCAAAGCGAGAGCCCCTGCTGAAGCCAATCATTGACAATATCCTGAAGCAACGACAGCTAGGTGTCCTCAAAAATACATTTCTTGACGCCGAGGTGGACCCCGACGGCAGAATGCGCTGCTCCTATAACATCGGGGGCACAGAGACCTTCAGGTTCTCCTCTTCACAGAGCGTATTCGACACCGGCACCAACCTACAGAACGTGCCGCCCCCTATCAAGCACCTGTTTATACCTGACGAGGGCATGATGCTCGTCGATGTTGACCTTGATAGGGCCGACCTACAGGTAGTGGTCTGGGAAGCGGGCGACGAGGCCCTTAAACAAGCCATAAGAGAGGACGTAAATATACATGAAGCCAATGCGAAAGATATATTCGGAACTTGCAGTGAAACTCAATACAAACAAGCCAAGATGGGCGTCCATGCTACTAACTATGGGGCTTCTCCGAGGACCCTTGCAATCGCGTTGGGCATTACGGTCAAGGAAGCGGAGCACTTCCAGAAAGCGTGGTTCGGAGCCCACCCGGGCATCTGGGACTGGCGAACACGGGTCGAAGAGAGCTTGCAAACCACGCGCATGGTCCGTAACCGGTTCGGGTACAGACGTTACTACTTCGACCGGATCGAAAGCCTATTGCCGCAGGCTCTCGCGTGGATACCGCAGTCGACGGTAGCTAATGTTATTAACATAGGGATGCGACGTGTCTTCGACACGATACCCGAAGCCGAGCTCCTACTACAGGTACATGACTCGATCGTATTTCAATGCAACGTGGAGGGGGGGAAGCAAATAGTCGATCGCGTTTGTGAGGCGCTGCTCGTGACAGTCCCATATGTCGACCCGCTTATCATCGGCGTCGGGGCCAAGACTAGCCTCGTAAGCTGGGGGGATGCGAAATGAAGGATAAAGTAATTTCGTACAAGAGCTTGGGGGTATATGAAGCAATCGCTTTAATACAACCGCGCATCGGTGATCGGTTCTGGCGGTGGCGTAACGATGGAACAACTCGCGACTATCCTGAGTATGTTTTTAAAAATATTGAAGCATTACGAAAATATACTGCCGCTTGGTGGCGTAGGTTCTAATGACTATCGACAGGAAGACAGCGGCTAAGTTCGTGCCCGATGATAAGGCGTGGCGTAAGTTTACCCTGAAAGATGCGCCGAAGCCTTCCCCCCCTCCTCGGGAGCCTAAAAATGGCGCGTAGATGCAAGCACTTCCTCAAGACATACATGGAATACTGCGAGATAAGCGAGAGCCCGAGCAACTTCCATTTCTGGACGATGGTGTCGATTGTAGCAGGCGTGCTACGGCGGCGCGTGTGGATTGACGAGGTCAAGTTCCAGTGGACGCCTAACTTTTACATGGTACTGGTAGCTGAGGCTGGTGTCCTCGCCAAAAGTACGACGCTTCAGAATGGTATCCAGTTGATCAAGAAGATTAAGGGCCTCAACTTCGGGCCCGATGCGGTGACATGGCAGAGCCTAGTACAAAATCTCGGTGATATCAGGGAGGCGTTCGATATTGACGGCGTCTACTATGATATGTCTGCCCTCACGTTGAAGATCAGTGAGCTAGGCACGTTCTTAAATAGCGACGACGGGCAGATGCTCGATGTGCTGACCGACCTATGGGATAGCCCGAAGGGCGCGTGGAAGAAAACAACGAAAACTCAGGGCGAAGATTACATCGTTGCACCATGGATTAACCTGATGAGTGCAACTACACCGTCGTGGATAGCTCAGCACATCAACGCACACGCCCTTGAAGGGGGTCTCATTGCACGATGTATCTTCGTGTATGGGGAACAGAAGGCTAGGTTCGTTCCGTACCCTCACATGGAAGTGAGCGAAGCCTACGACAAATTGGAAAGTGACCTGCGTCATGACCTTGCTCACATGGCAGAGGTGCTCAGGGGTCAGTACCGTTTGACGCCATCCGCGCTCGCATGGGGCAAGGACTGGTACGAAGCATGGGAGGCTGACAAGAAAGACAACCCCTTAATGTTAAGCACACGCACGGCCAGCTTCATCGCGAGGAAGCCGACACACCTACATAAACTAGCAATGGTACTCGCGGCCACCAAGAGAGATACTATGGTTATTGAAAAGATCGACCTGATAGAGGCGGATAAAGCCCTTATTGACATAGAGGCTAGCCTGCCGAAAGTGTTCTCGCGGGTAAACATGAACAGCGGTAACGCTGCCATGTCAGCCGTACCCGCTATGATGAACATCGTTGCTAAGCTAGGCACGATCAACAAGAAGACGCTATACAAAGAGCTATTTAATACCTACAGGATTACGTCCCTTGAGTTCGATACCCTGCTCAAGAGTGCGATCGAAGCGGGCGAAATCGATATAGAAAAGCGAGGCTACTCCAGTATGATATCTAGGGTGCCTGAAACTGAGGGAAAAGTTTCTTTATCTCGCGGAACGGACGCTTAAACCCTTTCTCGAACGCGGCTGCCTCCTCTCGTAGCTTGGCCCTATTGTCAGTGGCTTTCTGTGAGCGGGCGAGCGTCTTGCCACTGATCTTGAGTCGGCGGTCAGGCACCTGCCTATTGTACCGCTTGATAGCATCCTTCACATCTTTGAGCCCTTCAGGGTCCTTCGACCTACGTACGTAGTTGAACGCCTCCAATAACTCTGAGCGGTAGGTCATGTAGAAGGCGCGGTGATCCTCCTGATGGGCCCGCAGCTTGTACCTGTCATTGCGCCGCGTCGGTGAGAAGCCAAACGCCTGAGCGATCTGCTCGGTTACATGCTCCAAGTCCGATGGGTCATAATCGATAACTTCACCACCCCTGCGGAACTCTTCCCCCCCTCTAGACGCTACACGACTAGCCTTAGATAGGCCCTTTAAGGCTGCGGGCAGCGTACGCTCGAAGCGCTTCCATGTATCAGGGTCTTGGCTACCCATCGCCTCGACCATATTGTAGAAGATCGCAGCTACAGGGCCGAGAATATCGACTGTAAATTTACCGAAGCGTTCGTCGGTAGTTCGTGCGCGGCCAGTCAACTCTTCAAGGCCGGGAACGGGACGGCCTAAGCCAATCGATCCCTGCACATCAACCTGAGGAATGGGGGCACCTAACAGGTCTAGGATGTGAAGGGGACCGAGGCCGCCCCGAGACGAGAGCCCGTACATCCACAGATCAGCCCCACCGGGGAGGTCTGTAAATAATTTACGTAGCTCAAGGCGTAAATCTACGTGCGGGTCTTTGAACCCGAGTTCTTTTTTCAGCTTCGTGCCACCGAAATCCAACAGGTCAAGTAGGTTCTCCATGAAAGGCAGGCCCATCGTGCCCGCTGCTAGGAATAGCATGCCTAGCACACTGATAGCTTGCTGCTTGCCATAGCCTCCAAAGACAGTAAACACCATGTTTTGCACGAAGGTCCAGAACAGGAAGACAGGTGATAACTTACCCCGCATGAACAGGGGCCGATTCCACTTCGCGTACTCGAATATGGTATTACGTACCGCGGCCACAGCCGCACCGTAAGCCTGATCTAACTCCTCGCGCGTGGGATTTGCAACACCAGCTAATTCAAGCCTTGCTGTCGCAATGAACACCATGCGTCGAGTAATCTTCTCCGTAAACTGGAAAGGTATCGCGGCCATCCGCGCGACGTTATGTATATGACGGGACGCCTTGCTCTTCGGTAGCACCCGGGCCATGATGTCGCCCTGAGCTGCCCCGGCAAGCTGAGTCGCAAGGGACTCGTCGAGTATCAACTCACGTACACCACGAGCCGTAAGCTTATCGAGCCAAGGTTCTATATTCTTCTTACCATCCTTTTGCATAAACGCTGTTGAATCTGGTATCGCTTTCGTCAAGGCGCTTAAAGCTCTACCCGGACCGTATTTGCCCGCGAGGAAAGGGTACGCCACGATAGGTACTTGCGTAAGGTTGACCGCAGCCGACTTAATGTTGAAGCCGAGGTACCATGTGAAGCCTAGAGCCCGTAGCCACGCAAGCTCATTACCGGGCTGCATGATGTAAGCAAAGTGCTGCTTAAGCGAGTCCTCGAAAATCGAGATACCCGTGCGATCGAACCCGGACAGGGAGCGCCCTTGTACGGACTCCGCATCCTTGAGTTGGCGAATGGTCTCCCGTTGTTGACGTAGAAGGATGTTCGCATGGTTCATTCGGGCGATGTGATTCGCTGCGGACTGCATGTAAGTAGCGAACACCCGCTCCATGTCCTCCGACATGCCCTCTATACCCCGGCGCTTCATCATGTGTCCCACAAATTTACTGCCGGGAGTAAAGCGGAGGGCGAACTTGGCAAGCTCTACGCGCTGGGGATCACGTAACAGGAGTGTCTCCGATAGCTGATCAAGGAAGCCCGGGGGTATGTCTACATGAGACTCCTCGACCTCTGACATCTTGAACGCTTCGAGATTAAAGAACTCCCCTTGATGCAGCTCAGCCAACTCCGGCGTATTCAACCACGACACCTGATCGGGCCTATTCTCAAAGGTCCATAAGCCTGCGACCTGCCCATCATTGAATTTACGCCCCTGATACTCCGCCCCATTCTTTCGAGCCTTCAACGTAACAGCCCACTTGCCGAAACGCTTGTACGGGAAGTAGTTACGCCCACGCATGCCCTCGTACGAAGACTTCAGATGCGACAGCTCGGTAAGCTGCTCTTCAACAAGCGCCAGCTTGGCCTCATCATCCCGGGTAGCAGCTAGCAATTCAAGCTCTTCGACAATAGCCTTGCGCTGCTCAGAAAAATCGTCGGTATCGTTGTAACGATCGACGAAATCTATCGATAACTTCTCGATCAGCTCATCGTTTTGCAGGCCTGTCTGTGGGTCCTTGTAAATACCCCCGGACTCAATCAGCTTAAAGACGACGCCACGCATCGCAGCATTCTGCATGCTTTGATTAATGTCATCGAGCATAGCCTCGTAACGCTCCTGAAATATCTGGATGCTTGTCTTGCTACTATCCTCGGCCGACCAGACGAGGCCTGCACCCCTGTAGATATTCTTCTTTTCGTTAGGCAGTATTGGGCGACCACGATCGTCGGATGCTGTCGATAACGAGAACATAATCCGGGCTAACACAGACTGATCCCGCTTACTTAACTTCTTGCGGGTATCATTAAGGAGAATATCTGCCTCGGATATGTGGCTGGCCTTCTCCGCAGCCCAGTCTGTCAAGCGCTGAATATAAGCAGTGAACGACTGTATCTTTAAGCCCAGAGCCATTTGGTGCGGCGATAAAAATACCGTCTTCAGCTTTGTCCACAAGGGATTAGACAGCTTGTCGACAGCGTTGCTCATATCCTTATCAGCCCCTAAAGATGTGGCCTCCCGGCCAGCAACAGTACGCCCACCCGCTAGGGCTATAATGTCCTGCCCCTTAAGATTCTTCAGCGGTATAACCATCCGCCTCAAGTCCCGATAATTCTCCGCTACAAAACCTTCCTTAGTACCTTCTTTGCTAACCTCCCGGGCCCCGTACTCCCTCTGGAACCACTTATATAGGTTGACATAGCGGTTATATATACGCCTGTGCCCGGGTTGCATCGACTCAATATCGCCGCCCGGGCTAATCCAGCCCTCATGCTCAGCGATGAGAATAGGGTGGATAAAGCTGTAGTTTTGATAGCCTGCATCGGCCGCCCGCCTGACATCTTCGCGCAGCATGCGCCGGAATAGGCTAGGTGCGATCTGCTTATACACCTCAGCCGCCGAGGTAAAGCCCGGTGACCCCTTATCCCCAACCTTAAGCGTTATCAAATTGCTGGCTGTAACAATATTGGCCTGCTCAGCAAGATAGGCCTGACTTAACACTATGAGGTTCTTGGATGAAAGAAACAGCTTATCCATAACACTCTGCGGAATTGTAATGCCGTGAACGCCCTCCGCTGTTTTCTGCGCATCCTTAATACTCTCTTGCGTTACTACTGTGGCTGAGTCTCGTAGGTCTATCGATAGACGCTGGTTTCTGCTTCTTTGCCACTGGTCCGCCATATCAACTACGGCTCGGGATATTGCTATCTCATCAGCGCTCAGATTTACAACCATGGAGAGCTGTTGAGCAAAATCGCTCTGAGCCTCGGTAGCTATCCACTCAATATTACCTGAACCGTTCGCAACAGCGATGCCTCGCATATGGCCCCGGTAAAAAGGCTCCCGGGGATAATGGCCTGACTTAAATTCCACATCCTGTCGCGTGTCGTAGTAGATAACCATCTCGGGGTGCAAAGCCCCTACCCCAAAGGTACGCGACGGGTCATGAATAGGAACCCTGTTTTCCTCCAAGCCAAGCTGCTTACCTACGAGCGAGTCAGATACATAAGCATCCACGAAGGTAGCGTACGGGTCGACGTAGTGGTTGAAGAAGATAAGCTTATCGAGTATCGCCTGCTCTAGCTCACTAGGCGAGATACGTAGGCTCGTATAGGAATCGAGGATTGAGAGGACAAGGTCTCGTTCCTCTGCTGAACCGCTGCGCTTTTTAGCAAGCGTCCGCAGTTGCCCCTGCGTTAGCGTACCCTTGTAGAGCTGCTTGATAACAGCAGCCGAGCGTAGAGCTTTAATGAAATGGGTAATAACACCCTTAGCCGTGTTATCTGTAACCTCGATGCCATGGCTTATCTCATTTGTCGACGGTATCGGGGCGACTCGGGGAGGCCGTCTCTGTAACCGACGCTGTAGCCCCATTAAAATCAGGCGGACATCATTATCAGTAAGCTGCTTAAATTGCCCGGGGAGCAGCTTACGTAACCACTGACGTATAACAGCCACCAGCTTATTCCAGAAACCCAGCTCAAAATCGTTAGCCTCCGCGGCCTCCGCAAGCACCTCTTCAGCAATCTCGTCTTCAATACGCCGCAGCTCGAGCGTAACACCCCGGGCCTTAGCTACCGCTTCCATATCAGCCCTGCGGAATTGCCGCACGAGCTTGATAATGGCCCGCTTCTCTTTTGCGGTCATGCCCCGAAGGCCATGATGCACGAGTATCTCGTGGAGGTAGAGCGCGGCTACACGCTCGGCACTCTCCATACGATCGAGCAGGAATAGTGTGTACGAGGTGCCGTCGGTGTTCTCGACATGGAGCGCCTGCGTTTCAAATTTATTGTTGTCATGCTTCGCAATAGACGCTTTTACACGGGGATCGCGGATCGCATTGGTGTCTGAAACGAGGACGATGCGGCCCTCGTTGAGCAGCCGTACACTATTGATAGCCTCCCGCGCGTCGGAGACCGCAACACGAGATGCTTCTTCAGTGGGCGCAGCCCCCCCGGCTTTGGATGCCTTGGCCTTACGTTTGCGCTTACGCTTCCCCCCCTCCTTGGGCTGTTTAGCCCCCCGCTCTAGGGCCTCTTCGAAGGCTATTCCTAAAGCGGTGGCTTGCTGCTCGGTTTCAGAGGTGGGAACAACGTCCTCCTCGGAAAAGGCGGCGACCGCTGCCTGAATATTTTTGGAGCGTATGATCTCGCCCTGAGCTTTAACTGCCTCGGCTTCTACAGCCGCTTCAAGGTCCTCAATAATCTGCTGCTTTTGATTAACAGTAAGGCGATCACGTTCGATAGGATCACCAGAAATGATGCCTGCAAAATCATCGAGAAGTGTATTCTCTCGGTCGGTAAGCTGCTCACCATTATCAATTTTATCTTGAAGGCGGGCGAAGACTTTACGTTGCCCAATAGATAATTTCGAAACATTAGTTTCGGTCTGATCAACAACAAGACCCTCGGCTGTTGGCTTAGCTTCGATGTCGAGGCGACCACTGATCTCGGCTATCGCGTCGTCAATCTGAAGGATAGCGGTTTTGGCCTCATCGGTTAACTGCCCTTTTCTATTGTAAGATTTAGGGTCCGACTTCGCTGCGAACAAGGCTTGCTTCTGGGCACTAAGCTCAGCCTTATCGGCTGTGATTACCGGGTCCTCTACAAAAGGCTCGGGTTTCGTAATATCAACGAGGTCAACCTGCTGTAGAGGATTAACATCGTGAGACGTCAATGCCGTAATGGTCTTCGGCTTCGACTGAACGGTTGATTTCTGTACCTCTTGCGAATCTGGGGTCGCAGTCCTCGTCCCTACGGGACTCGGAGGGGGGGAAGATATCGGGTCCTGTACATCAGGGGCGTCGCGGCGTAGCTCAGTCTCCCCTGCTTCAGCGTCGAGTAGGCTGGCTTCAGGAGAGGAAAGTAGCGCAGTATCGGTTGGCTGGCGGGAGGTAAAGGTACCACCTGCGCCACCGAGGACAAAGCCTAGGAGCGTGCCTGTTGCAAGGGAGTTGAGAATACGAGAGGAAGCCTCGGGGCCAAGCGTGTCGAAGTTCTCATCGACGAATGACCGAGCGCCAATAGCAATGAGTTCCTGCATAAACTCGGTTGTACCCTCGACGCCCGCTGCGCCACCTGCAATAGTGCCTGCCCGTACGAGACGGTTTTGCTGAAGGGCTGTGTCCCGCAGCTTGCTCAGGAAAGAGGTAGATATTGGCGTGGTAAGGCCGAAGACTTTACCCAGTGCCAGTGGTGTAACGGTTTCAAGGGCACCTGCAAGAGAGCCCCCGATTAAAGCTACACCACTTCGTAATGGGAGGCCTGCTTCTAGCTGTTCACCGAAGATACCTCCTGTTTCCAGAGCAGTAGCACCAGTAACGACACCACCGGCCACACCTCGACCCGTGACTAGGCGCTTGGCGGAGGCGGCAGCCAGCTCTTCAGTCCAGACTTTAGATTTATCCTTGAGTAGCTGTGCTGCCTTGGCTGTAATAGCCTTCTTGCCTACAAGACGGGCTAGTATGCCACCGACACCACCGGCAGCTACTATGGAAACAACGATGGGTAACTGCTCCCCTATACTAAAGGCGGCCCAATCGAGGAACTGCCCCATGGAATTGATGTCTTCAACGGACTCAACTGTAGGCCTAAAGGCATCGGTCGAGTTCATGAAGTTGGAATAGGAATCGAGGAGGGAATCCCGGGCGCTGTCAGCACCGACTAGGTCAGCTAGGGCAGCGACACCTCCGACATTGAGAGCGGCCGTTTTGCGTATGCCTGTGGAAAAGCCTTTAGAAAAGGGACCTGCCTCATCTGGAGGCGTAAGCCTAGGTAACGTGCCTGCTATTAAGCGTTGCGATGCTGTCTGCCCTGACTGGGTAGTAAAGGCCTGAAGCTTCTCTGAAAGCGACAGATTTTCAGGGACAACCGGAGCATTGACGCCTATTGAAGTAGGCAGGCGCGGTTTATTCTCCCCGCCAAACTGGCGAAGAAGCGACGATAACCTATCGTTAGGATCAGCCATCGCTTAAGATTAAGGCCCCGGGAATTTTTCGATTGGAGCGAATGTAGGCACAAGACCAAGCTCGGCTCTCCGTAAGAAGTCGTTAGCGCCGTCAAAAGCCTTTTGTAGAATCGCCTGCTCGTCTGCGGTGAACTGCTCCAATTGGACTTGGCTGCTGGCTACCCCTTGAAGTTTGTTTATAAGGGACTGGGCATCCTGTACAGTACCCGGATTGGCTCCCGGTGCTATATCGACAAAGTGCCCGGCCTCAGCGAATAAGAGGTCCTTCTGTTCGGCTGCTGCCCGGGTGGCCCTCTCTGCCGTTAGAAGGGCGTTGCGCTCTGTTAACCCTGCGCCTAGACCTGAGCCCGGGGCCCTTGCGGCCTGCGCCTCTTTTATCTTCTCTTCCCAGAACTCGCGATTATCAAGAAATTCCTGAGGATTCGCGGGTAGGTCGATACCAAGCGTCTTGGCTTCATCGGCGATCTCTAGATATTTTACCTGCTCCCCAATCTTCTGCATCACCATCGCCTGTACTTGCAGAGGCGACCCTTTTTGGCCGAGAACATCGTGCAGGTTAAGGAGTATATCGTTGTATAGCTGGTCGGGTGTGAAATATATTCGATCGAGGACTTCCTGTGAGAAGAAACTAGGGGCGAGTTCCATAATATTTTTAGCCATACTCGCGGCATCTTTAGCGACTTTACGCATGAATTCATCGTTGTTCTCATCACCTGTGAGTAGGCTCTCTAGACCGGCGTTGACGAGAAGCCCGTTATAGTATTCGCGCTGGGCATTAGCAATTGCGACGTTGGTAAAGGCTTGCCCTTGCTCCCGTTGAAGCTGCCCGGCTGTAATCTTGTTATCGAAAAGTGTCTGGGCAGCCGTGTTTGCCTCTGTACGCTGCTGGCCGATAACATCGAGCCCGGCCAACGCGGCGTTGGCTGTGTTGCCTAGGAAAGACTCATCAGCTCCTATCGGCTTCGCAAGGCCCGCGCCGAAGACAGACAGGGCATTGCCCCGGACTGTATCCGGGTCTTGCGCAGTAGCCGTCGGCGGTGTTGGGGCCGTAGGCAAAAAGTCCTGTCGAAATTGCTCTTCATCAATACCAGCGCTACCAGAGGAGAAGGTCTGGAGGAGCGTCTTAAGATTATCATCGAATGCAGTAGCCATGATTAAAAGCTCGGGCTAGTGTTAAAAGTTGGATTATTCACTCTCGGTGGCGGCGGCACCACGAAAGGCTGCTGGAACTGGAGAGGCGACGACGATTGCTGTCCTACTGTGCCTCCGAAACCGACGCCTCCGGGGTCTGTTGCTGACCCTGAATTAATAGCCGGGATACCTGCGCCCGGAATTGGAGCCGTTACCGCGTTAGTCGGCAAATTATTCAGGAAGTTACCTACGGCTAGGCCTGAGCCTAAGCCCGCAAGGGGTCCTATCTGTTCTTGTCCGGGCGTGGCTGAAGTGAGAGCCTCAGTAGTCGACGTTTTTGCTTTCGTGGTGTCGACTGTACCAGCGACATTACCCACTTGAGTGCTGGCCCCGGTACCTGTTTGCTGATTCGTGGTAGCGCCTGATGTGGTGCCCGCGGTTGTCCCAGTCTGGGTTGTAGCTCCTTGGCTGCCTAAATTCTGACTACTAAGGAGGGCTGCGAACTCTGCCAGCTTTCTGTTACGTTCATCGAGCGCAATTTGTTCTTGAATCTGTTGCTGCCCACCTACCTGATTAAGGAGGTTGCCCGGGGTTTGTAGCAATGCTGCTAAAGGATTAGCGTTTCCTTGGCTTGCCAGTAGTGTACCTAGGCCATTTTGGAAGGCACCACTCGCTTGTTGGGCAGAGATATTCCCGGCGGTTTGTAGAAAATCGCCGATAGCTTGGCCTTCAGCGATGCCCTGACGGGAACCCCCGATACCACCAACCGCTGTCGCTCCCCCTGAAATACTGGGGAGGATACTCTCAGTTAAGTTACGCAGGAGCGGGTCGATGGAGCCCTGTATCGATGCCGCCAGAAAAGGGTTCGTCTCGGGGCTGAGTATATTAGGATTCGACAGGAAGGACTGCGTCGCGGCCGTTTGCGCACCGAGATCACCGATCTGCCCTGCGGTTACCCCAGACAAGAGATTCTGCCCTGCAACCTGATTAGGGTTGAAGCCAGCAGTCGCAGGGGCATTAAGATTACCCTGAGCGCCCGCCAAGAGTTCCTGAATGAAAGGTAGAGCTAACCCGGAGGGCCCAGTAACGGCCGTGCCTGCTCCCGCGGTCTCCCCCGTAGTGGCTCCCGCAGTTGTGCCGGAGCCTGCAAGCGTGGAAGTTGTATCAATTTGGTTAGTAGTATCCTGATTCGATACTACATTTTCATTCGCAGTCGTATTGGTCTGCGTATTTAATTGCGCAGTCGAAGGACTAACACTCCCATCCCCGGCTAGCGCCCCGGTGACACCACCAGCAAGTGCGCCCGCAGGTCCTCCTGTAAGGAAGCCACCAACAGCACCCGACAACGCTTTCTTTAAATTTAAACCCATGCCTGCATCCTCATAATTTAACCCATGCGCCCGATAGCCATTGATAAAGGCCTGCGCCCGTCCCGCCCGGATTCCAGTTGGTTCCATCGGCGTTTCGTATTTCACCCTCTAACGCACGGAAAGGCGCTACGTTAGTTGGGGTAAGGCGAATAGCCTCGGCCTCCATATAGTTAAGCGAGGCCTCAATACGCCGCAGCTCGTCAGCAAGCCAAGTGGCGCTATATTCATCAGGCGGCGTCGTTATTGTGTAGAGCTCTGCCATTACAAGCCAGCCACCACATCGAGGTCTAACTCGTAACCACTAATAGACCAAGCGACGGTTGTTGAAGCATCTTCAAAGCGTACCGCAATGAATTTGCCTTGGACACGACAATCGACTCGAACGTCGGTGTCGGGGTTAAACGCGAGAGGCCCTTGATAAGTAACAGGACCGTCAGGTGTATCATGAGAACCGACGAAGATATTAATAGTTGCGCCGGGGGCACTCGTAATCTTGGGGTATAGAGCTCTAACAAACTTCACTTGAGCTGGGTCCGTCTTCGGATTGCCTTGGCGATCTTTACCTACAACGGCAAGCCCGGTACGCTCCAGATAGGAAATAAAAGCGGTACCATCAAAGTCATGGCCCCTATTACCCTTGTAGAATTTATCTGTAGCGCCATCGCCCCGAGCCATTAAGAGGTTGAGCTCCGCGACATTTTGTGAAGACTCACCGAACTGGGTTGTCTCGTTATCGAAAGATACCCCCGAGGAGTCATTGAAAGTGTCCGTTGCCGCCTCAGGCACTTCACCGAAGCTGATAAAATTAACGTCGGGGAGCTCTCGAATAGTCCACGTATTATCATCGTAGTTCCAAATGAGAGCCTTATTGATGAAGGTATTCCCTTGTTCAACGTAACAGACCCACATCTCCCGATACGGATGATTCGGGACCACGAAGGTATGTCGAATATGATCGCTTGAGACGTTCCGAAAGAAAAACTCACGCATCTTCTTGTTAATAATCGATGTAGGTGTGAGCCCATCAAAGATAATAATATCGTTAGTGCCTACTACGAAGTCGCGCCGGTAGAAATTAGCGATACAACGAGGCGCGAGCGCCCCTATGGTCTGCGAATTCTGCTTGAAAGCGAAGACGAAGATGCCTTGAATAGGCTGCATAGTCCAGATAGCGTCCTCCTTGTAGATTGCAAGAAGGTCATTTAACGGGCTGGCATCAACGAGGAAGCCACCCGTTTGAGCAATCGTTTGCTCACCGGCAAGCTTCGTCGCATCTGTCTCATCCCATGAGACAGGTACAGCGCCGGGGTCAGCCGGGTGCGACCACTTTACGAGATACGGGAACCGAGTAGTCGTTTTAGTAATGTCGAGTGCCACAAGGAAGTTGCGGAAGGGTCGCATGATCTTGCAGGTAGTTGACGCAGGCCAATTATCAAGGTCCTTAAGACGTGGGGGGGAGAGCGCAGCGTCATACTGTTGGGGGTCGTCGGTGTCGTTATTGTGGTTGAGGATCGGCACACCATGTAGATTGCCTCCTGTCCAAATGGGCCGGGTACCCGCTGTATAATTAGCATCGCCATCGGTTGTTGTATGTCGAGTTATAACTGTATTAGTCGTGCCATCTGTGAAGAAAACACGGGTTGTTCCAGCATAAATCCAGCGAAAACCTGTGGAGAACTGCCACGGTAAGAGCCAATGTGGGGGTATAGAAGGCGCGGTAAAGACATCGATCTCCCCCTCTATCTTCTCGGCCGAATCATTAATAAAGCGAAAATTCTGCCCGTCGGACCAAGCCTCAGGCGGTAGTTCGTAAGAATCGACGTCGGATATAATCCCGAGGCGGCCTACATTCTCAATGGATACGATTGGCATTAGTCATCACCCATCGACCGACTCTTGTTAGATTCCCGCATAGAAATATCAAGGTCGTTCACCCGCTTACTACCTCTTGTGGCCTGTGCCACGAACATCTGGTGCAGCTTATTACTGACTAGATATTGGGTAGCAATGATCGCCCCAGTCTCCCCAATGAGCCAGTCGGAGGCTTTATCGAGCCAGAGGTTCTCAATATTATTCGTACCGTAGACTCCTGCGAGGGTAGCATCGGCCCCATAGTAGCGAAACTTGTAGGTATACGCTTGATCGGGTGTGGGCGCGAGCAGAAAGTAATCCCCTGCTATATCGTAATGAGTAGGCAAGGCCGGTGTAGCAGTCGTATGCGCGGCTTTAATTGCATCCCAGTCATCTCGAATCAGAGGCTTCCACGGGTTCACCGCATCGTTTGTATCGAAATAGTACAGGGCCCCATCTTCCCACTCTCGGAGGAAATCACCGGGCAGCTTCAAGCGCTCGTCTAAAGCGGTAGCGAGCGCAGTTGATATCTCCGTAATGAGGAAAAGCGGGAAAGAGGGCCCACCCTCAAGGATATTCTCCTGTACGTAGACCATCTCATTAATAATATCATCACGCAGCGCCACATCCGAGCGATTGCCCAAGCGCTTCATAATTAGGTCTACTGCGGCATCACGTAACATTTAAGACTCCGACTCATGGCTGCCTAGCTTTAGCCTGTGTTCTTGCTCTGAACCCCGGGCTTAGAATATTCAGTTCCTCGAATATAGCTTTTAGCAGAGGATCACTATCAATTCGGTCGTCAAAGGCCGCATCATCTTCCGCCTGTAATTCAACAGGGGTTTTTGGTATCCACACGGCGTTAGCATTTAGCGGGTCTAGTTCCCAATTGGGAGACAGTTTATGCTTCTCGCTAGGTCTGACAGCAACCTCGATAGAACCGGCAGCAACGTGGGGGGAAGCATCGTAATAAAAACCGCTAGGTAATATAAAAGGCATGATTAACTCCATGAAACATTAACGGAACCGGCGTCAAAATTACCGGTTCCGTTATGGGAAAATTCTACTCTATCAAGAGTAGCAGTTAGTGTTTTTAAACCTCCACCAATATGGGTATTAGTGCCGGACTCTGTGAGATTCCAAGCTGCTTCCCAAGTATTGCCAGTAACTTTACATATTTCACATATACCACTTATTGATCCTGAAGAAGTTACGGCGTTAGCAATTTCCCATAAGGTAGTGGCGGTACTCGTGGTAAAGCTACTTGACGCGAATTTTTTGTTTTCCGAACTATACCCTGTGGATTCAATGCCGCCAGCATCGCCAATTTTGACTTGCATCTGCCGGGCGACACTGGTCGAAACCCCATTTAAAAGAATCTTTATTCTGGTGACCCAGCTAGGAATACCAGAAAAGGTCTTGGCGCTACCGGAAGTTGTTGCTTGCGCGGTTTGTAAGTTAATCCCTCCACCTTCAGGTGCTATAACAGGGTTTAAAAATGTAGTAATTCGACTTATATCTGTACGTTTAAGAACGCCAGCATCACTAATTAGTAATTCATCCGTAGCGACAATAGCCGCTGCTATATCTGCTTGCCCGGTAATAGCTGAGTCAGCAAGCAGTAAGTTTGTTTGGCCCGTGACTTCGCCCGTATGTGTTGGAATCCGCGCCGCGGCAAAAACACCTGTAGTCGTATCACCGGCATCGAGAGCTGAGATTTCAGCGCCTGTGTGTGAGTGCGCACTTGCAGCTTTACCATTGAGCTGTGTCTGAATATTACTCGATACGGTATTAAGATGACTCAGCTCAACATTACTAACGAGAGGGTCTACAATAAGATTACCGGAAGCATCCGTAATTATTGCTCGATTCGCTGTACCTACGAAGGATTGAAGCCGGTTAAGCTCAGCCGTTGTCGAAAGAATACCATTCATAGTATTCAGCTCAGCAGTTGAGGCTAATAAGCCATCGAGTAAATTAAGCTCAGTTGTAGTAACCAGCGATACAACAATTTGACCAGTACCGTTGGAAACTAAAGCTCTGCTAGCCGTACCGACATAATCTGAAAGGCGATTAAGTTCAGCAGTAGACGAAATGAGGCCATCGAGCAGGTTGAGCTCGGTAGTCGTTACCGGGCTTACGACTAGGTTGCCGGAGGCGTCTGTAACAACGGCCCGATTGATTGTGCCTACGAAAGATTGGAGCCTGTTGAGCTCGGCTGTTGTAACTACAGCCCCATCAAGAATATTAAACTCGGTCGGCGTCGGGTTGATCGCAGCGGTCGCATTCGTAAAAGTGGCTTGAAGCACCGTTTTGATGAGCCGCATATGATCATCAGCAGTCGATCGATCGTCGGTACCAACCGGGTTTGCCGCAACCAGTTGACTAATAAATGTCGCTATTTCTAGGCCCATGGGCTATCTCCTTGGGGTATTTGAGGGGTCCAATTGGATGTGCCGGGGGACGCGGGCGACCAACTAGAGGCCCCTATAGATTCAGGGGCCCAACTAGCAGCCCCCAGAGGAGCATCTGGTGTCCAGAGACTACTAGCAGCAATATCATCTTCCCACTGCACAATTAGAGTTAAGACTCCAAAGGCCTCCTCAGACGCAATGCCAACGCTCGCAAGATTAAAAGCGAACTCGGGTGTGCCAAAAGCCTCCGCAGACACAATCGCCCCGACATCAGTAACGATCGAGGTCGCCTGAACTTCAGTAGCACCAAACGCCTCTGCACTAAGGATACTCGGGGGCGCTTTAATATGGAGGGTAAACTCCGCGACACCAAAGGCTTCAAGCGAACCCAACCCCAAAGGCTGGACAAAAAGATGCTCTGGGCCATCAAAGGTACTACCTAAATCTTGTTCGTAGGTAAAACCAACTGATGCGTCGAATGAAAAAGCCATTACAATTTAAAAATCTTGTTGGCCCCATTATCCCAGAGGATAACAACATCCCCCCCTCCGGGTGTAGCTGGAAGGCCAGTTGCCGTATCGATATAGGCGATTAACTGTGAGGTCGACTCCACACCTGTATGCCTATATAGCACGAGAGCTTCAACCGTCGCTCCCGTTACATTTGCAAAAATTAAGTCGGTTGCATCGGCTATACCCGTAGCACCTGACTTACCTGTCAGAGCCGTAATAGGACCAACCCGGGCACCTACGGCTATGTCATCGAGAAAATCGTGGTTGACTAAATCAACTGTATATAAAGCGGTATCAACCAGAACGCCCCGGATATCATCCGTAACCCACGCAATATTACCTAGTAGAAAGGCGTTTCGGCCTGTGTCGTAGAGTGCGTTAGCCATAATTTAACCCTTCGTAGCGCGAACTAAATGGGCACCGAAGAAAAACGCACCGACACCCAGTGTTAGGTATCCCCACGGTGAATCGGTTGCAATCTTATATGCGTACTCGGCCAAATCGGGCTTCCATCCAGACATCACTAGCGAGAATACAAGGAAGAAGGCTTCGAGCTTGATAATCCATAACGCTATGTCTCGCCGCGTTCTTGATCGCTCGGTGTTCTCGCTAACCGTTGATGCCATAAAGGCCGAATAGTGTTCAACCATCTTGCCGTTGAACGTCTGCTTCTCCTGATCGGTCAGCTTTAAATTATCAATCCAGCCGCCGACACCAGCAGCGACTTTCATTACATTATCTGATCCACTTTGACCAGCGCCAAATATACCTTTTACAAAATTCCACATTTAACAATGCTCCTTGTCAGCCCAGTTAAGAATATTACACATCGTGGTTGCGAACTTGAATCGCCACCAGTGCCTATCTGGATTGAGCGTCTTCCAGCGTTTCATGCGGGATGTAGTAGTGTACTCATGCGGCAGTTCCCAGCCAATCCAACTAACAACAAACACATTGCCGACAATATTTTGGGGCTGGAAAATTGCCCCGAAGACTATCTTTAAGATTTTGTTCTCATTGAACTTATGGTAGATTTTCATCATTACCAAAAATTCAATCACCAGCAGAATAAGCGCTTGTATCGGGTGCGCCGGAATCCACGCCAGCCACTCTAAATAAGATTCAATCATACGGTTACCGAGTCTCATCCCATGAATAATGGTTGCCATCCCTAACCGGGAAGCGGCCGCCCCACGTACCACCCATAGACTCCCAATGGACACCTATAGGTACGTGCGCTGCGGTACTTCTCTGATACTTTCCCTGTATAAATAGATTTAAGTCGACTGCCAAGCGTTGCTTGTGCTTAGACTTGGGATGGCCGTAGGCTTTATTTTCACCCACCTTGCCATGGAGACGAGGATCACGATATGCGTCCCCGAAGGTCAACTCATAACCATGCTCAAAAGCCCATATAATCAGCTCTGCGAGCTTCCACGTAAACTTTCGCTGCCTTTGGCCTAGAGTTGCCACGAAACGGACTCTACCATATAGCACCCATAGGGTATAGAAAAAAGATAGGGTCAATCAACCAAGGAGGGGGGGAAGTGGTGGTCATCGGTTCCCAAACCACAGGTTGAAGGTTAGGGCCTTGACGTGGTTCCACACCGCCGCGGCTATGTCAAGTATGTCTTGAGGTGTAACGCCAGAGCCGGTAGAGACAGAAATAAGCCCGGCTGCGTTGGTAGTAATAACCTGCACCTGATTTTGTACTAGGGCCCCCGCTGCGACATCGTGTAGGTTGTTATTCGACTCGGTCAGCTCGACTGTGAACTGGGAATCGGGGGTCATCTGCACACGATAACCATTAATCAGCTCGATGAATCGGGCGTAGGTTACACCGGCCACGGTAACTTCGGTGTTGTGCGTAAGGCAATCATCGAACACGATGCCGTCTACATTAGCCATCAGGGCATTGACGTCGGCCCGGAATTTAGTCTCGGTCGGCAGGCGATAAAAGGTCCCGCTTACGAACGTCATATCCGCTTGCGGAACGCTGATTACCAAGGTTGGGAAATCAATTGTTATCGCCATCTCGAATAACCTTATTTAATCGAGCTATCTCGGTATTGAATATTTGCCTTTTCTCGTTCATCTCTGTTACCTGCGTTTGCAGCATAAGATTGTTTTTCTCCACGGCCTCCTGTTGCAGCTTAATCTGCTTCTCCTGTTTTCGGCATAGGTCAAGCAATTGGTTACGCTCGTTCTGAATCAAGTAGGCCGCATGATTCATTGAGGAGGCAAGCCGCTGTAAATAGAGAATCTTAGCGGCATCATCCATCAGCAAAAACTTTTTGCCCCAAGTAATCTTCGGGGGATTCGGCTCAACAAGGTCTAATGTATGAAAACCATCGACCATTAGATCGGGCTCGGCCCCGTTACTTTTACTCATCTAGAATCATCCTCACGTTGATAGTCAAGCCTACAAGGTTATCAGTTGTCCCGGCTAAGGTGAACGATTTAAATCGGGGAGAAGCCGAGGCCTTCCTGACAAAGCCCTTTAATGCGGTATCGACCACAATGGTACGGGTATCTGAAATATTACCGCTGGCATCTGTTAGGCCTTCCAGTATAACCCCGGATTCCGTGATAGTACCTGTCGCAGGAGTGGCTGGTGTGCCACTGACAGTATAGTCGTAGGCATTGGCAGTAACATTGGTAATGGCGAAGACCCCATTATATTCCTGCTGATCCGCACCGCGTATCACGACCTTGTTACCGTTAGCCATACCATGAGCCGTATGGGCCACGCTTGCGGTAGAGGAGACCCGAGTAATAGTAACGACGTCTTCAAATGTCAGGTCGCCAGCACCGTCAGCCGCTTCAAGGATTACCCGGGCATTGATCAGGTTCGCGGCGTTGTTGTCCTTGACATTGACGAGAGTTGTCACTGTCGCATTGTTAATAACGATCGTCGAGGTGTTTACGTTGACGATATCGCCTATTACCAGCGACGAACCCCCATCCACTACGTTGATTGTAACTGTGGAAGTCGCTGGAAAGTCAACACGAACCTCCTTTGTATTACCTGCAAAGACGATATTGCGAAAGTTAAACGTAGAGTTGAGAACTGCCGAATCCGTGGCAGCAAAGGTCTCAGCTACGAACGTATCTGTAATTACAATTTCATTTACGGTCGTGCTGGAATGGACCGTCTGCACCCCATTATAGTTTGTTGTGCCCGCAATCAGGATTTCCTGCCCGGTAACAAAGCCGTGGGCCGTATCGGGGATACCGACCTGTCCCGCGCCCTTATCTACCGCGGGCCCTACGTTAAAGAATCGTGTAACAGACCTAAGCAAGATAGCGGCGGGGTTGTTCTGTATCTGCAAGTCCCGTACTGAGTCGACGGTGGGATCAGCCTCTCCTAAATCTAAAGCCCCCACATCACCAGCGTTGCTATCGGTAATGATGTTTTTACGAAACAGCGCCCCGTTACGAACACTAATCGGGCCACAGCCTGAAAACAGACAGGATATTGCATCGGCGTTGGCCTGTTCCCACTTCATTAAGCCCGCGTGTAAAGGACGCACAGTTGCTGCGGTCGGGTTTGTGCTAAACGAACCTGAGACTAACCTGCACCGAACATAAAAGGCTGTGATTGCGTTCACGGCAGTTGAGGCCCAATCAGCCGGTTTGGCCCATGTAATCCTACCGTCAGCAGTCTGCCCGCTTGTGCCATCAACTAAAGAGGGCAGTGCCACCCACGCTGATCCATCCCAATACTCGTAGGCCAGTACAGGAGAACCGACACCCAGAGTCGTAAGATCAACTTCAAGACCAAAAAAGCCCCTATCCCTATCCCCGATATACCATGCGTCACCTGCTACCTCGGCAACAGGCCAGAGTGGAGTCGAACCACCAGCAATATTGAAGTTGCGGCGGTTGTCTGTAAAAACAGTACCATTATCTTCCCAGGCTGCGAAGGAATGATCTTCAAACAGGCTGTTAATAAACTGGCAACCAAAGTATTTGGCCGTAATATCAGCATCGGTGTTGGTGACGCTAAAACATGCGCTTGTCGGAGTTTCTGCCTTGAATAAATTACCTGCGACACCTACGGCGGTTATACCACTACCAACCTCAGTGCCAAACGTGACTGCGTTGGTGCCAGTCCCGCCCACGGTTTCTATGCCGTGGAAATCGTTTTTGACAGGCTGGCCCCTGAATACCCATGTTTCAAGGGTGTCCGCGAAATGGCTGTCGGTAGCGGCTGTTACATCACCGATAATAACCTTGCCGAGTAAGAAATTTATTCCCTCGGCGGTCATCCATGAGCCGCGGCCATTGGTAACGTCATTGGCGGCAACATCGGCAGACGTACCGGGAACACTGACGGTCCCGGCGGTAAGCGTCATACTGCTCATTCGTTTTGTCTGGTCAATGAACCATGTGAAACGAGTGCTGTTCGATAGGTGATCTGCCAGCATGGAAAACGAGATTACGGCGGTCGCGGCGGGAGGTGTACCGTTGACGTTTTCTCCATCCCGTAAACCGTTGCAGCAAAAAGAGCTATAGCCTTTTCTCCGCAGGTTAGCGGTGTCGCCACCACCTACCGTAATTTCATCGTAGTTGGTCGTGCCATTGGTGTTGGAACTCAAGCGGAAACGCCAGCCATCAAGCGCCTGCGTATTGACATCATCGAGAGTCTGTACCCATTGAAAGGCGTGCTTGACACTGACATCAGTAGAGCCAGCGTTAAACCCGCCTCCCCCCAAGCCCGTACCATTCATACGGGCATCGTTAGCGTTTGTGCCTTCTACTCGGGGATTAGGAATAGCCGCATTAGGGCCGCCAACATTGCCAAGCCCGAAACCTACTAGCGTATCTCGGGTTGTAATGTTGTTCTGGTCATCTGCAACAGTGGTAGCCATTATACTGTACTGATAAGCGTGGCTAGAAACTCGGCCTGCGCATCAATATCGAAGGTTAAGTCGGTCGCGGCGACAGGTAAGATACCTTCGACAGTGACTTCATTTGGCCCTTCCCGACTTTGAATCTTGTAATGACCCCGGGTGGCTGGTGGCATCTGGCCGGGAGGAATCCGGATAACGCTACCAACATCAGCATTTGTCAGGGCAACAGCATCGCTCCTGAAAGTACTAGGTAGTACGAATTCCCCATCAACGCCGCTCTTGGCAGTGGCCCCATTAACGGACCACCGGGAGCCCGGGGGATTTGCGGCTTTCCATGCGATTAAGTGATCTAAGCGATCACGGCCCATTACCGTATCGAGGGCAATCCGCTCTGAGAGCAGATTACCATTTGGGCCATTTCGTATAACAGGAAACTCGATGATCGAGTTTAAGTCCTCTGAGGTTATATCAAACGTCAGGCTCAGCGTTATTCGCCATACAGACATTAGGCATCACTAGTTCGTACTGCCGCTACAGTTACAGGCGTTGCAAGGAACTGGGCTGCCTGCGCTTCAAAAGTCTTAATTGGCGTTGCTCCCCCATCACGTACGCGTACGAGGACATCAACATCGATTGTATGAATCGCCGTATAGGACTCACTCGTAGCACCTGCCAGCTTATCGATGTAAGCCACGAAAACATCCTTGGGCGCTGTCGCCACATTAATACCTGTCCAATCATCGTCAGGGCCGACCGTGATCGTGAAATCATTGACTGCGAACGAGTCGTATTGAATTCTACGATAAATCCCGGTATCAAGCTCAACGCGCAGGCGTGTCGTATCACCGCCAGTACCACTTGTCGGAGTACCCGCAGGAACCGCGGCACTTGTCTGGACTAAAGTCTCAGTTACGCCACTTAAGGTAACATCGGTAGCCATTTGAGCTTTGTTAAGCGTAGTACCAGTTCGAGGCCCAACGAGGACCCGATCCTCACCACTGACCAGTCCAGAGACTGTAAACGTGACGTTGTTCGGAGGTACGCGAGAAGCGTCTGCAAGGTCGGTGAAACGATCTGAGGAGCCAACATCCGCAGCTTCAAAACCTACACCATAAGTACCAATGATATTGGAGCCCGTGGAAGTTCCTAGGAATTCGGGGTTTACAGTTTTAGTGTTCAAGACTGCTGTAGCAAGAGCCAAATCCAGTAAGGGGTCTGCCGTAACATCATCAGCTCGTATAACATTGTTATCAACAGGATTTACACCGGAGAGAACCTGTAGGTAAAGCTCACCCGTAGCACCATTATCGTCCTTGGCAAGCAGGATTCCTTCACCGCCGGACTTGTCATTGTCGACAATCGTGACATTGACCGTTGCCGTGGTTTCGGCAGCGCCCCTAACGGAAGTGAATGTATCGTTATCAATAACGACGCTCAGGGTATCTAAAACGACAACCAGTTCGTCCACACCATCATCATACAGAACCTTGGCTCCGGACCTGATCACAGCGGTCGCCTGCACGAAAATCTGGATATACTCACCCGGAACAAAGGGGCCAGCAGACAAAGCATCATAAGTAAGCTTGGTTCCCCACGTTACAATATCATTCTCGCTAAGGCCTGTTGCACCAATCTCACCATCAAAGCCTACCTCGACATTGATACCCTGAAATAGCTCCCCGGGAATGTCGTGGATAACAGGGCAGCTCTTGACCGTGATATCGATATCTGCGGTTGCGACCGCAGTCCATACGGCCGCGGTATCAGAAGCGGTATTCATAGTCGCATCCTGATCTGTCGATGCCCCTTGTAAGGAGAAGTTCGCGCCCGCTGTACCTTCCAAGTGGCGAAAAACTGCAAAATACTCAGCGTTGGCAAGCGTTAGGCCCGCAAGCTGATCCGCGCCTGTTGAAGGGTTACGCTTATTAAAGCGAAAAATCGCTTCCTCATAGGTCGTTGTAAACGCGCTAGCAAGTATAGGCTCTGATCTTGCTAACACACCACCGATCGGCTCGGCAAGCTGCGCGGCAGCATCGTCTGAATCCCAGAGCTCACAGTAAACCGTACCGGTTGGAGTCCCTGCTAAAATTTTAATATTGGCTCTGACTTCGACTAGCTTTTCACTACCCGTTAGAGGTATGAACGACTGAGATTGTCCGACAATAGTCGCATTATCGATAACAAAGTCCGCCCCTGTTGGTGTACCAGCGGTAGCGTCTGCGATATGTGCGCGCTGAGAAATCCACTTTGATCTCTCGTAGGTCTGATTAACGCTTTGAATACCGATATTCCACTGAGAATAAAACTCCTGCCCGGTAGCCCCTGTGCCGTCGATATTGATCTCCTGAAAGCCTTCGACATTACTGATCGTAGTCCAGCCCGCAATGGTCGCATCAACCGTAGCATTGAAGATATCCGCACCGTTACCGATCGCAGCAACAGAGTTACCGGTACCGAGCGTTGCAGGAAAGCGTCGGTATTGATCGCCCAGTTCTCTAGCGAGAACTGTAACTCGTTGACCGTCAATTTGTGCTCCTGCGAACTTGGTTTTAATCAACTGTCTGGAGAATACTAATGACGGTGCTGCTTCTGGATTAATGCCTGTCCCCCAGAAGGAAGGAAGAACCTTACCATCCTGAATTACCATGAATTCGGTCCCGGCCTCGACCGGGCCAATGATATTCAAGCCGGAATAGAGCGTTTCACCGCCTACTCCGGGCTCTGTTTGGGAGATCGAGCCGTTGTATAGATGATTTATGAAGGTGTCATCTACATTGAAAGGAGCGTTCAAATTTAAAATCTGATCGGTAGACCTATCGAAAGCAGTATCAACCGTGATATCAAGCAGATCGTTACCAACCGCCTGACCATCATCCTGCTTGTCCATCAGGAATTGAATGAATTCAAGAACAGAGTGTCTATTTGTGGTCGCGGCCCCCGTCCAGCGGATTGCGCCAGCGGCGTCAATCGAGATATCGGCTGTTGCTATAGCTGCCATTTTACTTCACCTTTTTGGTTTTGGGCTTCAAAAGCTCTGGCCCACTTGTAATATTAAAAGCCCCCACCATGCGCTTAGCCTCGCTTTTCGACGAGGCCATAAACTGTTTCGTAACTACCTTACCATCCTGCTTGAATTTGAACACCCAAGTTTTCATATCAGGAGTATGCATGACCAGCCCTCCCAGTCCAAGTAAAAGAGAACGTATTCGAGACACCACCGGCAATACCGTCGGTAACATCCAGCTCTGTCGTAGCGTCTAAAATGAGCCTAGCGATCATCCAAACAGCCGCCGCTTCCGCACTACCATACGGGGCCCACCCCTTGTAAATCGTAGTAATAGCCCCCACGGTACGAATTTCAATGCGCCGGGCGTAGACCCCCATATCCTGCACCCAAGCACTCCCCTGTCCTGCAAGCTGGTGCGCTGCATCCTTGCCCGCAATAAGGAGGTCAGTCTGAGCCATTTAATCACCGTCCTGAGCCTGCTTTAAAAGGAGATCGATAACCTTATCAAGCTTTTTCTCGACTTTCTCGTGCAGATCGTTTGCCCGTTGTTCATTATCATCGACCTCACGCTGTAAGGCTTTTGCGTTATTCTCGGTGATAGTAAAGCGTAAATTCATGATGCTGGTAGGGGCAAGCGTAGGTATCTTCTTTTGAATAGTCTGGACCTCCGCAGCTACAGCTTGCATGCTTACATAATAGGTAAGGGCAGAGCCCCCCATAGTGAGGACAAACGCGACTAGGGGCCAATTCTTCAATAAGAACTTGTTCATTTGTCTAATCCCCGGGTCAGAACACGCATTACAAAGGGTTTAACCATCTTATCGGGTAAGATAAAGCCGGTATTTCTAATCACCTTGATGCGGCTTCCGACCTGCTCAACGACTGCTTGTTGCCAGCCATCGTCGAACTTCTCGTAATAAGCACTCAACGCTATAAAAGGGTTTCGTTTCACAACCGCATATAAAGCCATTATGCAGTCTCCGACAGCACGGGAATCAAATCGTGCCCGTAATTCAGGACACCAAGATGCCCAATTTCCAGAGAAACGCGGTGATCCACGTAGATTTTCACCCCAGCGCGCTCAAGGTCCTCGCAAAAAGCCCAATCCTCACCCACATAGCTAGCGAGTTTAGGGTTCCAGTGCTGCGTAAACCATGGCCCTTTCTCTAGGGCGGCACGCTTGAAAATATTAAGATCGATCATCATGATTCCCGTACCGACTCGCCAAACGCGTTCGAGAGGGGGGGAAGATGTCGAGGTATAAACAGGCGAACCCTCCGCAGCCGCGCTTTTCTGCCGGGCCGTCGGGGAGGACGGGATCATTTTAGTGGCGATATTGCAGGCTACAACCTGCTTCTTGTGAGCGAGCAGCCTTTCGGCTATATCCGCGGGGAAAGTCTGATCACTATCGATAAATAGAAGGTGGGTAGCATGATTCTTGATGGCGGCGGCGACCATATCCTGCCGCATATTGGCAAGAATACTGCCCCGCTTGTTGTGGACGGTGTACTGCACCGTTCTTTCGTTGATAGTCGAAGTCGCTGATAAATGGCTTGTCAGGAAGACAAGGGACATCCCGAACTCCGCTAGCCATGTCGAGGTCGATGGTATACAGATAACAAGACGGAGCTCTTTCATTCATCATCCCGGGACAACTTCTCGAACTCATTCTCGTCGTAAACGTCAATAGAGCTAATCGCTACCCGCATGGAGTAGGCTTCAGGGCGGTCGGGATTCTCGTCGTTCGATATCTCACGAACGATGCCTTTGAACAGGACCTCAATCTTTGCATCAACGTCGATCGCATCTGCGATCTCTTTATTGATAGGCAGGAAGATCGCAAAGGTCGGATTAGTAGTCGGCGCTTCTGATGAGGGCGGCGCAGCCGGTATCTCGTAATGAGGCATGACTACAGCCTCGAACAGGTTACGGTAGCATCAAAATCTGTAACCGTGCCCCCCGCTGTATACTCAATCTTGACTACAGAAGGGCACTGATTTATGACAATAGACTGGACAGAAGCCCCAGCCACCGATTGAACAAAGGAGCCAACGACATAGTCTACGGAATCGATAGTTGCCGTAATGTCGAGGTCCATCGTCGGCGCAGTACCAGTTAATGCGGTTACGTTAAGATGAAAACGGGCGTCACCCGTCTGTAAGTCGCGAGTGCCCACTGTATCGACAGCAACTTCCTCGCCTGAGGCCGTCGCGTTTACGATAGTCGCAACGACTGTGTTAATGAGGCGCATAGCGATCTCCTTAAAAACGGGGGAGCCAAAAGCCCCCCCTTGATTAAAGTAGCAGGAATACCCGCTAGATGATGAAGTTGCCCAGATAGGCCATGGTCTTCTCGTGCCGGATTTCTAGGCCCGCCTCGGTCAACCACTGCCCTTTCAGGGAGTCAGCATCGTTCGCTTGGATATTGTCTTCCATGCGCGTATCTCGCATATGCCGGTAAATTAATGCCGACGGATCGATGATAAACGCACTATTGGTAAACTTACCATGCGTGTTCATAAGCGGATGCGTCCGCACGAACAGTGTTCCTTGCGGGAAGACCCAACGCTGCAACTGCATACCGTAGGTTTTCACCGTACCGTCGAAGTTGATGCGAGTGCTACTGGAATTCCGCGCCAGCTTGTTCAGCTCGTTTAAGAATCCGTTACCGGCGAGTACGATACGCTCGTTGCCTGCGGAGCCTGCATCGTAATCGAACACCTGAAAGACGTCGTTGAGGAACGTGTCCTCAGTCGGGCTTGTGGTGTAAATCTTCGAGTTCGTGGTAATGAACTCACGAAGGCCCCCGGTGAACCGCTTCGGCTTAACGCCCGAAGTGTCCTCGAAAGCCTGACCGAACATCCAAGCCCACTCCAGAGCAACGGAATGGTCGAACATTTTCCGCCTCTTGTCGTTTTTGACCGGATCGCCCGTACGTGTATGCGTGATACGTGCGGTGTTGGTGATCTGGTAAGCAGTCTTGAAAATCTGGGCGAAGTTGATTAACTTGGTTGGGTTCCGAGTTGAGGTGTTCGGAGACACGCTACCTTCCTCGTAGGTATTCCCGATCTTCAACAGCAAGGCGCTCGCGCCTGTGTTGGCACCCGTTGATCCTGCCGCTCCGCGCTTCACCACGATTGCGGTGTCGGAAGTGACAGAGGAAACCTCAACCAGCTCGTTGTCGTATGCGGCGAGTTCCGTCTTCTCGACCATGAGGATATCGCCCGGAACTACATCCAAGCCACCCAAGGTCAGACCGAAAGCGGTAGAAGTTGCCGACGCGCCCGTCGAATTCATTGTTAGCCGAACAGAGTTCAGCTCTTCTTCCCACCACGCGAATTCCGGATCGTCCACCGACTCGGACTTCATTTTCGACAGCATTGCCGTGAGAGGAGCTGAGCCGTTTGGATTACGCCAAAGGATCATCTCCCGGAAATTTTTGGGGCGTTCATCGGTGGCCCAATCACCTGTACCACGAAGGCCTGCTATTGAAGGCATAACTTAGTCCTCACCATCATCAATGAATTCTTGCGCTAATGTCTCGAATTCGTTTAACTTCTTGGGCGCGGGGGCTGGGCTAGAAATCTGAGCTCCTCCACCGGGCGCGGCTGGTGTGAATCCCTTGTCTGCCGTAGGAGGGGGGGAAGCTGTATCCTTCGCACCGACCTCGACAGGGATTCGCAATGCAACCATCGCCATTGCGCCTGCTTCCTCGATAGCTTGTGGCATCGTAGCATTCGGATTCATAGCACGATAAGACTTAATCGTACGATTAATCGTTTCCTGCTGCTCTGCGTTTTCACCATACGCCGCTTCGAGTTTAGGCCATCTCGCGAAGAAATCAGCCTGATCTTTCGCTGTCTTCTCCTGTTGACTCATAACCGACCGAACTTGCTGCGGCATGGCCTGAGTGACCCCTCCCATCAGGGAGTCGTACATATCCATATAAGCGTTGGCGAAAATCTTAGGTAGGGCCTTTTCAGGCTCAGCCAAAAGCATATCTCGCATCTCATCCCCCTCAAGTTGAGTCGCATAATGCTGCTCAATCTTTGAGAGGGCATCAGTCCGCCACTCCTGCCGTTGTTTCACTTGCTCTTCGGCAGTCGCGGTAGGCTGTTCGTCAGTTGGGGGAGCGGGCACAACGGCCGGTGCTTCCAGTTCTAACGGAGAGGCTACAGGTGCAGGCGTGCTACCTGATTCGGGTGACGGCTCGGGCGGACTAGCTGTGTCTACCGGAGGGTCGTCTGGACCGTCCTCTATAACAGGGGTCTCGGCCGGAGCCGGTTCCTCTGGGGGAGTCTCTTCAATATCCTCGAAGAGTTCTAGTAACTGTGCTGTATCCGGATCAAGCTCAGGAGTGGGCACAGCGGGATTATCTTCCGATTTGAGCGCATTTGCAACAGTTTCTGCGTTATTCGACATTTTCTTCCTCCTTTTTCATCTCGGTAAGCAACTCAACAGCAGCCCCAAGAGCGCCGGGCGCAAGCGTTCGAGCTAACATGAGACCCGCAATCTCCCCTTTTTCAAATTCGCTCTTAAATACGGCCCCGAAGCCATCGGAAGCGACTGGCATCCGCCCCTTACGGACATTAATCTGCTTTTCGAGCATTGCCATAAAATAATTCCAGCCCTCCTGTTTTAACAGGGGGTCTAAATTGTCTACGATGATACGCGCCGCCTTGACGTCTTCATCTTCCACTTCAACTGGTCTATCTTCCCCATCCATCTTTGATTATCCTGTAGGTCCGACTCCACCTACTTGAGGAGCTTGCGGCTCCCCGGCGCTGTTTTGCCCGGTAATAGGCACTAAATTCCCAGCCCGCGTCTGCTCTGCTACCTGCTCGTCTGGGGTCACTTTAATCTCGAATTGTTTGATGTTCTTTGCCCCTGAGAGTTGCATCATATGGGCAATAATGGCCTTGATATCATATGCGCCCGCTAAAGTCTCGTTCGCAGCAATATCTCGGATGAATTCTCGCCACAGATTAGCCTGAGCAAAGCGATCGACCGGCAGTGTACCGTCTACAGGCGTGTAATCAAAGAACCCTTGTATTAATTCGGGCGTTACTTCGGCAAACGCGCCCTGAGGGCCATTGAGATCGCCTGCTATCTTGAATTGACGCTCCAGATCATAGAACTGTTGCGTATTCTGCAACAGCATCTGCGATAGAGGAGTCCAACCCATAGCACTCATATACTCTGCATTGGTCTTTAAACGGTTAATTCCGAACGAGGTCGTTGAGCGAATCTCCGTGGCGGTCTTCCGACCACCCTCATTGACAGCCCCCATCAGGTTGTCGTTGACGCCTGTCACACGCTCGATGAGATCAGTGATGACAGTCGCGTCTTTTAGGTGTCCTTGAGTGATATCGACCACTTGAAGCTGTGTTACGGCGTCTTTTGTCGGCATTCCGTAATATTCGGGCTTCACACGGATTAATCGGCCCGCATTGGGGTCTGTCATGTCTTTCATGACGATTCGGGAAGGATCGACGACAAATTGGTCGTTAATAGCCTTTCTGACGTTATGCAGGTGCGAATTGATGAGCCACGAGAGCGTATCTTGCAAAGGCCCCATGACTTCCATTAATGAGCGGCTAAATAGCGAATATCCGTCTGGTTCGTACTCCTGAACCGAAAACGGGAATTTATTGTGGTACAGCCCTAAAGGCTGGGCCCCTATAATGATATCTTTCTCTGCGAGCGTGAAAACCCACTTAACGGGCCATTCGGTTGTACCTAGCTTCCACTCCTTCGGGATAATCTCGACGAATATCTCATATAGACCCACAAAAGGGCGATCCCGGCGTTTGGCCTTGTCATCGCGCGGAGGACCGAGTGGATATTCGGTTGCGGCCTCGGGTAACGTGATCTGTTCAGAGCCCTTCTCGCGGTCAAAAACTTGGGCCCGCAGGCGTTCGAGCTCTTCAAAGTTGAAATACAGGCCTTTTTGGTGCCTACGAACGATAGTATTCCAGCCCACTTCAGTATAGCGAGCGACGAACTCACCATCTTGGAATCGGGAGATAGGTACCCGGGGGTCCGGAAAGAAGTCCTGTGGACGGACGTTATACAGTCTATTGCCTACATACCCGGGCATGCGCTTCGTTTCGCGAACTTTTTTAGTGGAGCCCGGCAGAGGAATCCCTAAATATGTCTCCGGCTGTTCGACTATCTCAGAGACGACAATTTCCTCCTCCTCCCAATACGAGCCGATAACACCGAAGCCATACTTGGCCGGATCAAGCAACCATGTATATAAAGGGGTAGCCATGCCCCCCACGGTGTATTGATAGTCCATCAGGGATTCTACAGCTTGCACGTTCATTTGTGGTTCGCCATGCCGGGCTTGATATTGGAACACGGGATTACGGGAGAGAAAGACTGAAGTCCAGTAGGTATGTGCTGTAAGGGCGACCGCATAGCTGTAGGGAATTTCGATCGTGCCAAAAGAGAATATTCCTGACTTTTTTAAATCCTTACGATCCTTGTTCGGTTTCGTATCCGGAATGTATGCGAGAAAACGCTCTTCAGCGTCTTTCCACGTCGCATATCGCTGTGACATTTTTTCCCGGGAGAGCGATAGGCGATCGAGTAAAGCGTCTAATAATGTTCGATGCTCGGGGGTACCGAATTTAACTTCTTTATGACTCATGGGGAAGCCCTCCACTCAGGCAAGTCAGGTATCATTTTTTCGTCGTCGGCCAGTCTTTCAAATTCGCCTTCAATTATATTGCTGTCGGCAGAAGCCCCAGCCAATCTAATCGCCATCGACACCGCATCCAAGACGTCATCATGCGAAACGTCAGGGTAATCCGTATACTGTTGAATAAAATCAACATGACTCTTATGAACATACAGAGTTCCATTAGACGCTCGCCCCACCAGCGCCTGTGTAATTCGATCCCGTTTTTTACGTCTGTCATCGATCTCATGAACATAATAGTGACGACCTGTTTGGCGCATTTTCTCACGAAGAAAATACGCAAGTGTCCGTTGATACGCGATCGACTCTACACCCACCATACGCGGCTTCCACTTCGCTGCCAACCGAAAAAACTCGGCCGCGGTATCCTCGGGCTCCTGATCGCGCCCCATAGAATACTCGATCAGGTACGTATTACCTTGGTAGAAGCCGATAACCGCGAGCACCTGCGGGTCCGTATTACGACCCTTATGCCGGGCCTCCTCGCTCAGAGGGGGGGAAGGGTCTATAGCCATAAATACGCGCATACCGGTGTCGGGCAGCATATCCCAGTAGTTGAGCCACTCCGCCTTGAACAGGGAAGTTTCGGTCGCCGTGATTCTACACTCCATTTCACGCATCCATAATGACAGTTGATTACGCGCGACATGCGCTGCTTTTTGCTCCATCAGCTCAACTTTAGGGAAACGCTCTTCCCAGATGCTAAGGGGGTCTTCCTCGTTGCCAAGAAAGCAGCCGAATTCTAGCGAAGTCCATTGCGCATCACGCAACGCCGACTCAACAAGGTCTTCCCCGTGAAGTGGCGTTTGAAGCAGAACCATCTTGGCGTGTGGGTTTTCGGTCGCCGGGACTAATGACTTCTCAAGCGCGCCGAAAAATAAATTGGATATTTTGTACCGCTGTTCGGGCGTAGCCGTGTTTTCTTCGTCGCAGGGATCGTCGACAACAATCAGGTCGGGCCGGTGATCATCGATATTAATTCCGCGCGTCTGACCAGTGATACCGAGCGCGATAACTCGCGTCGTATGGCCCTCTGTCGTGTGCAGTATTTCAATATCTTCAGATGACCACTTCGCTCCGCGCTTAAGGCCGAAAGTTTGTGCAAAAGGCCGGTTATACTCAACTGCCTTCTTAAGCCATTCGACGGTCTTGATCGCGTGATTTTGCGACGCTGAAACAAAAAGGATAGTGCGCGACAACCCATAGGCGATTCGCATAGCCGTGAAGACACGTAAGGTTGTAGTTTTCGCGCCACCACGAAAAACTTCAATGGCGACATAGCGGTTGGCCGGATTGACCAGCGCCGTCCATATTTCCCGGTGGAACGGCGGAGGCTGCTGTTTGATCGCCTTCGGGAAAAAGTACCGGGCGAAAAAGAGAGGGTCGGCCGCTCCGAGCTGTACGGCTTCAAGCGGTGTAATCTTGTTCATAACAGGTGAACATTGTAGAGGCCGCCACGCATCGGGGCACATTCGTGAATATGTGAGCACAGAGCGGTGGGCCTTTCTCGAAATGTCAAGGGATCAAACCACTTGACAACCTCAATTAGGCGGATTTCAAATAACTTCCCCCCCTCCATAATCTTTGCAATGCAAGGGTAGTATAGGTCATTGAGCTGTTCCCATGCTTTCGAGCCATGCTTCAATTTCGCTTCGATAATCACGAGGAGCCCTTTTTCGATGTCGATGTAGAGACCATCGGGCTGACAAAAGCGTACCCGGTGGCCGGTACGGTGATGACGGTACGCAATCCATGGTGCCTCAATATATTTGTCTGGATATCGCTCAAGGAGGGTGGCGTGAACGCGGCGCTCAAAGCGCTCGCCGTTAGCCCGCGCGCCCGTCCTGACCGCGTGCCTCGGGAGCCAGTCCGGCTTCTGGACGAAGCGCGCATAGCTAACTTTGAGCATCGGGCGGAGTAATATCAACGCCGCCTATCGCCCCTGTCCCATCCTTTACCTCGCTAGGAGGGGGGGAAGCCGTGTCAATGGGCTCTTGAAGGGTCAGGGCCTTGTTCATGATTTCACGAGCCGCATGTATCTGGTCCGCTCCAACGACGTTAATCGTATTTTGCTGAGCAATATAATTGGCAGGGGACCCCATATTAGCTTTACCCGTGTAACCGAGTCGGTCGAAGAGACGATCCACCGCATCAAGGAGGAGTCGAGGGTCGTCGATAGTGTCGATTTTTTCGCAGAGTCTGTCGATCGCTTCATGTGCGGCTCCATGTATCTTCTCTCGAAGGTCGAGAATGATTGTGTTAAAAACTTGGTCTTGGCGCTCAACGAGCTTGGCCCGGAAAGCATCGGAGGAGGTAATCGCCCTCATCCAAGCAGGGCTCACACCGAAATAGGCAGCCATGTCGCGATTGGACGAAAGGGGGTTTTCGATGAGCCAATTGAGCATGGTGTCATAGCGCGGTTTGATAGGCGCTGCGGTGCCCTCTTGTGGCGAGAGCCCTTGGAGGGGGGGAAGCGCTACTTTCGGTGATCTACCCATCGGGCTGAAACTCCTCCTTGGTGAGTATTTTGATGAAAGGCTTTAATGGCTTCATATCGGCGGTCTGCGGCGAGCGGATCGGCTTCACGCATTTTAAGGAGGCGATCATCTCGTGCACGATATTGTTGAGATGAGTCACGGCGAACTCAATGGCGATGCCAGCGTCTTCAAGCTTTTCAGCGAGCTGTGGGAGTACCGTAAGTCCGACCTCTTCAAGGTCCCAATCACCCCGATATCCGTAATCAGCTCTAGCGTACGCAGGCTGCCCGAAGTACCAATAGGAAGAAGGGAAGAGGTAGCGTATGTGAGTCGGGTCATCGAAGGCTGAAGCCGTGGAGCCGAAAGGTGTACGAAGTATGAGATAGGCACCGGGTTTGGCGACCCGATGAAGCTCCTGCATAAGCGGTAGAATATTGCGAATATGCTCGATAATGTGCGACGCAAGGATTTCATCGAAATGATCGTCGGGGAAAGGTAAGCGTCTCC